GGAACGGTTAAAATAGAAGGACAACTAGAAAAATTAATAAATGATGACAACGAATAACGACCATTAACCATCGCAAACACCCTCGGAGAGGGTATAGCATACAGAGGTAATACGGTTTTTTACTGATAATACATACGGGCCTGACTTTGAAATAGCGTCGGAAGAGTAGACTCCGTCCTACACTATATTTATGTAACATAAAAAGTGTGACGTTAGCCTACTATATATTACCTTAAGCCCCTAATGTCACCTTTTTCCGGATATTCGGGGCGCCACGGTACTTTTTCCTCGTAACTTACCCGCGAAGCGTATAGCATACAAGACTAACACGAGACCCCATTGATAATATATGTGTAACAAACGATAAATAACTAATTATGGACAAAGTAGTAACCACCGAAGAGTACATCGAGTACCTAAATTTTATCAACGACTTCAACGAAGGCTTGGTATGACTACGTTTCTTGTAGAGAGATCGGGTATTATTACATAAGTACTTTTATTTCTTATAAATGAAGTATACCCTTTTACAAGACTAATACGATAGTGGATTGATAATATAGATGTAAGTATAACAATTAAATTTAAACGATTATGGCGAATTATTCTAGTGCCTTTAGGCTTGTGGTATTAAAATTGAAATTTGAGTTCTTAGAAGCGGCGAAAAGTGCCTCTTATGTGCTAAGTAGATAGTGTTTAACCCTTAAAATGTAATTAACTATGGAAATTGCGATATTAAATTATGTAACTTTAGAGGTTGTAATAGAAATTTACGATGGTGATCCATCTTTGGTGGAGGATTATTTAAGCGAAAAATACGGTTTAGATAATATAGCGTATATGACAGGTGCTGATATTAGGTTGACCCATCCTTAACAATTAAAATATAGTAATATGACGATGAAAGAAGCTTGTGATTATGCGGAGCATACACGTAAATTCAGAAATAATGCACATTTAGAGTTGGTTCGATCTACTCACGGTGAGATACGATGTTTCACGACTAAGGAGAGTAGTAAGGTAGTTACTCGTGGTAAGTCGGTATTTCGTAAGGGTAAGACCCATGCATTTACGAGATTGTGGAACCACAACAATGTGCCGATAGATTAATGTGTTTACAAATGTAATACGATAGAGTGTTGATAATATAAGTGTAACAAATAAAAATATAGTGATATGAATTTAGATTTTAGAAAATTGAGTAGAGCTCAACAAGTTGAAGCGATAAATGAAGTGTTAAAACGTACCGATTATGGTGTTGAACAATTAGCGTATTTGATTGCTAGTGAAAGTTACGATGTATACGGTTGGTTTCCTTTTGATAGAACCGAGCGAGGTAGTGAGTATTGGATAGGATTAAAGTATGAATTATTAAGTAAAGAAAACTAATATGAAAAAGTTTAATAGGTTCGAAGCTCACTTAATTGAGCAAGGTTTAAAAATGTATATTGCCGAAATTATCAATGACATTGTTAAGATGGAACAAGAGGGTAGACGACCTATCATGACCGCGGGTTATGTCCGTATGCTTGAGCGTGATGCCTTAGAAAAATTAAAAAGTTTAACCTTAAAAGAAAAGTAACATGAGTAAATTAGTAAGTAGCGAAAGTGTATATTGGTGTGAAAGTCATGACCGTTATATACGTGTGCATAAAGTAGGAGATGTAGTTGTCGGAATAAACTACATGCAAGGCGATGAATTAGAGATATTTGATGAGAACAAAGATATTGATAGCGATTTAACTAACTTCTATAATGCCGTATGTCCTTATTTAAATGGTGGTAATGAAATTGAAAATATTAACCTAGCTATATGGGCACACTTTGACTATGAAAACAACCCCTTAATCAAATAGTATGATAATAAACATAACAACTAGTGAAGCAAATGTAATTCAAGTGGCTATTGACCATTTGTATGACGAACACACAGATGTATTAGCGGATGCTATACGAATTGGCGATAATGAACAAGCACGTCAGTCTTACCACATACAACGTATGATTGGTGAAATACATGCGGAAATAGAGTATCAATTAAGCTTATATAAAACTAAATAATATGAAAGAATATCAAGTAGAAGTGGTTGAGACACTTATTAGAATAGTAACTGTTGAAGCAATGAGTGAAGAACAAGCTTTAGAGTTTGTAAGGTACGATTATAACAATGCGGAATTGGTATTGGATAGTGATGATTTCTTTGATGTAGAATTTGAAATTTTTAATGAAGATTAATATGGCAAATAAAATAACAATGGATTCGGTACGCGCATTTATAGCAGGTAAACCGTTTCGAAGAGAAAACATGAGTGTTGAAATTAACAGCGATAGGGTATATTTAAAATTGCATGGTAATACTATTGCATACCGATCAAAATCAGATGGTAAAGTTTATATTAGCAATTGCGGTTGGGAAACCAATACAACTAAAATGCGGTTGAACTACTTGCTATACAAGTACAACTCTCCTCTGCAAATACGTCAAAAGAATTTTGTATGGTATTTAGGTAATGATGTTTGGGACGGTTACGAAACTTATATATACAAAGGCTAATATGGAAACAACACACGCATTATTTAGCATATTATTTATCGCTATCACATTGGCATCGATCATTTTTTTGGTGGCCTTTATATACAATACATTAAACGAAATTATAAACAAAAAAGAAACTAAATACAATGGAAGAATATAGTAATTGTTGTGGAGCATCAAGACACCACATATTCAACGAGCTTTGTGCAGATTGTTTAGAACACTGTAGCTTTGAAGAGGAGTTTGATGAAGACGGGTTTACAATCTAAACACGACCATGAATTGATAATATTAATGTAACTAAATAATAGATTATGAGACCACCTTGCCCACCGTTTACTGACTGTTGGTGTGAACAACATCCCGGTCACCCTAGATGTCCTGAAGCATTGCCAATATATAATCCTTTGTTTTCAATATGTTCTATTCTTTTAATTATATATTTAGCATATAACGAACTAAAAAATAAAAAGTAATAATTATGGAAAGTGTAAAATATCGTAACGAAATTGTTGAAGTTGAATTCTCTATAGAGGGAGAATATATACCGCAAACGCATTGGCAACCGGCTGAGTACCCTGATTATATTATTGAAGATGTATTTTACAATGGTACAAGTATATTTAATATACTAAACGAAGACGATTTAGAAGAAATACATGATAAATTAATTGCTAAATTAGAATATTGTTAAAATAGATATAACATGGAAAAAGCAGAAAAATTTAACGAATGGATGCGTAATGTAGTAAAAAGTTATTACTACTCGGACAACGAAAAAATGATGGAAGCATTTAACTCAATGATAAATAAAGATGGGAGAAACTATAAACAACCGGACACACTTAAAAGCATTAGCTAAAGTGACAACACTACGATTCGATATCGATAGATGCAAAGAAGACTTAAGATGGGACAAAGGTAATGGTCCTTTATCTACAGAGCAACTACAATGTTGTTTGCGCTCTGCTCAACGTGAATATGAAATTTGGGAATATATACTTAAAATAACTACAAATGAAAAAAATTAAATTCTTAAAGAATAACTTGATTAGCCTAAATGGCGTGCTATACACTCCGTATATGGTCGGCGATTTACCGCAAAGTTTTGGATTCATATTCAATGATGAAAAAGAACAAGACGGTATAACTAAATGGTTCAATTTCAAAGGGTTAACCTATATTATAAAACCATAAATATATGAGTAAACCGGTAGACTTAAAAAATGTAAAAAAAAATGTAGTATATTATCCTGACACAACTGAAGATTGCGAAGTAATATTGGATAGAATAGTTAATAATACAATCTATTTTACTATAATATCTGAAAGTAATGGCGGATATGTGCGAGAACAAGACGGCACTATAGCCTTTCCTCTTAGTGAAGGTATATATTTCCTAGAAAAAGAGTAATACAAAACTAATACGATAACAAATTGATAATATAAGTGTAACTAAAAAACATAAATAAAATGAGTAGCGAAGTAAAAATTACAGTAACTGATGTGATTGATCGATTAACATCTTATAAAGAAACCGGATTAACATTGATAACTATTGAAGATGCGTTAGAGCTATTCAAACGTATAGACCAGCCTAGCGGTTTATCATTAGACGATGTAGTCACTGTCGTGAATGATATCTTAGAAAATATGCCTTATGATGAATTTATTGAAACCGAACCTGAACTTAATGGCGGATATGGTTCTAGCTTTACTTTAGAAATAAATACTAACTTTTCCGAAAGAGAATTTACCAGAAATTTCTTGGACGAATTAAATGATGGAATAGCCGCTATATTAACTAATAAATCAGAATAATGAAAGCAAAGCAAGTCAAAGATTATATAGAAAACATACTTGAGCAAACGCCAAGGCATAATTGTAGTGCTTTGGCAAAGTCTATAACTAAAACAAGTAAACAATTTGATCAAGACGAATTTGACATGCTATACTTATTGCTAGAAAACAAGCCTATATTGGGTTATACACATAGTTACGGCTTTCACACGGTATACGGTAGAGAACTTATGGAAACAATGCAATACAACTATTATAAATACGATAAAAAATAAATATATGAATACAATTAAAACAGTAGAAGACTTTAGAAAATTTGTTGGTAATGATGGTAAGTTATTTAGTGTAACATTCCGCAAACTAGATGGATCTGAACGTAAAATGGTTGCAAGATTAGGTGTATCAAGCTATCTTAAAGGTGGCAGCACACTTTATAATCCAGCGTCACGTAATAATATTATAGTATTCTCAATGCAAGATGGAGCATACCGTACTATTAACATCGACAGATTATTAAGAGTAAAAGCTTTTAATACTACTATCCAAGTAGGGTAGTTACAAACATAACACGAATAGTAATTGATAATAAATTAAAGATAAACAAAATGAATTTACTAACACAATGAATAGTTTATAAATTTATCATTATATATTAGTCTTCTCATTTTGCTAACATTAAAACTATTCGCTTCAGCTGCTTCTTTAATAGAATCATATATAACACCGTTTGCTATACACTTTTTTTGCTTAGCTTGTTGCAGCGCAATTCTGGTTGACTCGTGCATTATATGACCTTTTTTGGAAGTGCTAATGCGATCTTTGACTTCCTGAGTCATTACATTTTTAGCGGTTAATTTTTTTGATTCAGATAATTTCTTTCTGGATTCGTCTGACCATTTATATCCAGAGGAGCTGCCTTTGCCTCCTTCAGATAAGTTGTAAAACAAACGGCTATCAAGCTGTATTAACTCTTTTTCTTTTGCATACATTTCGTTAATGTTTTTAAACTGAAATAATATAATAAAAACAAATTTATCTTCTCCGTGAGTATTCCAAGAAGATTGCAAATATTTGTTATCGTGCTTATTCAAACGCAATAAATGCTTATGGTGATCCCATCTTTTACGCACGTTTGATGAGCACCCTATATATCTTTTATTATTAGATATATTACAAATTTCGTATACTGTGAATGTGTTTTCCATATTTATATAATTACGTACAAATGAACTTATTTACACAAATTTACTAACTTAAAAATAAATAATTATGCAATTGTTAACAATGAACTCTAAGCTTCGTAAAACTAGTAAGCTACTTGGTGTAAAAGTATTTAACTTTGGTATACCAGCATATAAATCTGCCAGCGGTAAATTAACCTGCCCATTCGCTGATGAATGTATTAAATTCTGTTATGCACAGAAAGGCGCATATATCTGGTCTAATGTTAAACCTGCATTTGAAAAGCGATATGAGTTAACGCAAACTACTGAGTTTGTTGGTAAAATGTCAGCCGAATTATTAAAGAAGCGTCCTGACTATGTAAGAATCCATGATTCCGGTGATTATTATAGTAAAGTATACCTACAAAAGTGGATTGATATTGCTAATTTATTCCCAGAAATTAAGTTTTATAGCTACACTAACTCTGTAGCAATGTTAAAAGAAGTTACATTGCCATCTAACTTTGACGTAATATTTAGTGACTCAGGTAAACAAAAGAATTTAATTGACGTAATCAATGACCGACACACTAAAATATTCTCGTCTAAAAGCGATCTTGAAGCGGCTGACTATGTAAATGCTAGCGAGATCGATTTGTATGCAACTAAGTGGTTTAATGTTAATAATAAAGTTGGATTAATATTCCATTAATGTGTAGTGCTGTGAGTGCTATACACTGTGCAAAATAATTAAACAAGGTGCTTATCGCTGTCGGTATTCGGCAGTATCAGGAATAAGTTAAATGGTAGTTCATTCAGCCTTAAATATAAAAATAAATAAGATATGGCTGATATAACAATGTGTAACGGAAATAACTGCAACTTAGCTTTAACATGCTATAGATATACCACCTCTCCTAGTGAATATAGACAATCATACTTCACTGAACCCCCAATTAAAAATGGAGAATGTGAACATTATTGGGAAGATGCTAAAGAAAGATCTAGAAAATTAATGAAACTAAAAAAAGGATATAAAGAAAAATTATGAGTACAAAATTTGGAATATTAACGCAAAACATTGAACACGATAAGTTAGTAGATGAAGACGGTGATTTATTAGATTACATCAGCACATCTATCTTTGAACCTATATTCTTTAGAGGAACAAATAGTAGATGGCTAACAGCTATTGGAGAATATCTTCCAGACGATATGAAGGTATATGCTTTAGATAATACCCAACAAGGTATTTTTACCATAGGCGATTGTAAAGAATTCCTAAAAAGAAAAGATAATGATTGATTACAGACTGGACACGAATAACAATAGATAATATTAATGTAACTAAAATTAATTAACTATGGAAAAAGAAACATTAAAAGAAATTGCAGAAAGATTATTTGATCAACCTAAAGGAGGAATAATTTCTGTTTCTTCATTTTTAAAAGGAGCAGAATATCAAAAAAACTTTATGTTTTCAAATGAAGAAGTTATAGATATTATACAAAAAAGACTTTTATCTATAGCGGTATTCTCTTCTTATACAGCAACTGAAACATGGTTTAATCAATATAAAAAATAATAACTATGAAATCAATAAAATTATCAAACAATATTTATGTTCATATATTTTTGCATGAAATAAATAGATCCATGGAAGAGTTTGTTCTATCGTCCGAAGAATGTGATCTGCCAAATTACGAAAAAGAAGCAGAAGAATATATAAATGCTTTAGATGAACATTGGTGTGTTGCTTTTTTAGAAGCCCTTCATAAAGTTTCAGCCCGTAAAATAGTAGAACATTGGGAAGAATTTGCTCCACAAAAATTAAAAGAAAAAGAAAATAAACAATATTTAAAATTTAAAGTATGATATATTGGATTTTAGTATTATATATATTACCTATGATATTCAATTTGTTATTTGTATATTCAGATAAACAAGTTACAACTGTTGAAGATTTGATGCGTAGTTGGTGGGGATACTTTGTTCCTTTACTAAATTTATTGGTTACTATTGCAATACCTATTTATTATTTAACAATGTATTGTAAAGGCGAATTCTGGGATAAAATAAAAAACATTAAAATAAAATAATTATGAATATATTCTATTTAGATAGGGATCCGTATAAAGCGGCACAGATGCACTACTCGAAGCATGTTGTAAAAATGGTATTAGAAGCTGCTCAATTACTTTGTACAGCTCACCACCTTGAAGGTAATCCAGATGATGTACCTTACAAAAAAACACACATGAATCATCCATCAGCAGTGTGGGTACGATCATCAAAAGCAAACTACATGTGGTGTTATGAATATATGTTAGCTCTTGGTAAAGAATACACAAAGCGATACGGCAAGTCACATTTGACTATTGAAAAGTGTAGAGACGTTCTATATAACATACCAGTAAATATCAAAGCAGAAGACTTCTGTGATCCTCCACAGTGTATGCCAGACGAATATAAAATGGCGGATGCTATACATGGGTATCAAAAGTACTACGAATTTGGAAAAGCTCACTTAAAAGATAAATAATATGAAATACTACGATTACGACAAAGCAAAAAAGCTTATTAGTGAATACAAAAAAAATAGAGGTTTAATACGCGCTTGTTTAGGTATGGCTGAAGACTGGAATTGGACAGGCGAAGACGTATGGCTTGATGGTAAATATGTAACAAGACTTAATGATAAAACTGAAATAGCTGGAATTAATAGAAGCTATTGGGCAACGCCTATATTAGAATTAGAGACTGATGATAATTTAATAATTAAAATAGACTGTTATAAATATGAACAAGCCGCAGATAATTGAGGAATTAGATTCTATTATATATATGTTAGAATCTTCAGATAACGTATTGTTAGCCAACAAGTTAAAAAGAATTAAAGTTGTATTGATTGACGACTGGGATCTTAGTGACTTTTACATGGAACTGCTTAGAAAAGAATTAAACCATATAGATGATAAATTATGAAAATACAACTTAGTTCATACGGTAAAACAATGACATTTGAAACAGAAAATGATGATGTATCTTTAGAGGAATATTTTGAAGCATTTGAAGGTTTACTTGTACAGGCTACATTTAGTCAATCAAGTATTCGTGAATTTATTATAGAACGCGCGGATGAATTAAAAGATCTAGAATATTTTGAATCAAAACAAAAAAATCATTATTAACTATGTATAGATTTAATTCAGAAAAACTAGCCTATGAAAAAATAAACGTAACTAAATACTTTATAGTATTATTACTTTTATTAGCAGTAATAATCAGCATTGTATCAGTTATTCTAAAAGAAGTTGTTATAATCCGGGCAGAAAAAGAAATAACAATAAAGCATGACAATAGCTTTTCTAAAGAGAAGTTATTCATTGAGATAGATAAATATTCTTTTAGATACCCGGATATAATTAAGGCGCAAGCAATATTGGAGAGTGGTCATTTTAAAGCTCCTGTGTTTATTCAAAACAATAATATGTTTGGTATGCGTGAAGCTATGATTAGAATAACAACGGCAAATGGTACTAATTTAAACCATGCTTATTATGATAATTGGAAATATTGTGTAACAGACAGAGCTTTATACGATGCAAGGTATATGTCTAAGCTATCAAGAGAAGAATACTTTTCCTACTTAGATCAAACATACGCTGAAGGATCAAGTTATAGTTCAACATTAAAAAGTATAATCAAAAAAAATAAACTATGAAACCAACACAAGAACAATTAGAAGAGATCAAATCTAAATACATTGATGTACAAGATAATGTATTAATAGATTCAAATAACAGACCATACGTACAAACTACTAATGGTAAAATGTACTTATCAGCTAAAAATAAATATCACTACACAATAAAAAATTAATTATGATATACAAACAGTTTGAAGATATCATGACTAAATTACAAAAGTCTAGTGATAACACTGATTTATTATATAGGCACGGGGTTGATATAACAGATGTAACGGATCATTTGCATAGTATAATAGAAGACTTATTAGGATTAGTATTTACTAAAGAAGGTAAAGACTGGATAGAATGGTTTATTTATGAAAAAGAATTTGGTAGACGTGCTGACATGAAAGCTTGGGATGCTGATAAAAACGAAATAGCCTATGATTTAAGAAGTTTATATGATTTATTAATTAATGAATATTATAACAAAAAATAATTATGACAGACGAACAAATTGAAAGATTAGCTGAATTAGTTTTCCAAAAGCTTTTAGCAAAACAAAATGAATGGGATGAAAAATTTAATAAAGATATGGTAGCTGAATTAGAATTACCTGATTCTGTACATATTGCAACACAATTAGCGGTATCTGAAATGTTATTAAAACAATATGTGGAAGCAGAGGATTATTATATGGCAGGAGAATTACAAAAAACAATTGAAGTATTGAATAACAAACTAAAACAAAATGAGTAGTTGACAAATAGTGACGTCAGCTAATTAATATACTAAAAATAGCAGGCTAATGTCATCATCAGATAGAAACTTAGAATACTTAAATAAAAAAAGGGTGATATATAGAAGAGGACCAATAAACGATAAACCAACAGAAGAATTTAGTTGGGGTAGTTATTACAAAGAAGGCACAAAAGAATGTTACGAGTTATTCCGTAGTAGTGCAAAGATAACTACATATAAATCCTTAAGATGGCACTTGTATGTTCTTTGGTATCTAAATGATAGTCTTGACCAAAATGCATTTGAGGGCATCGTAAGATATGTATGTGATAAGAAAAATGGATTTGTAACATTCACAGTTAGTGAACAATTATTGCAAAGCATGATGTACGATGTGTCTTTAAAAGACCTTGAAGAACCACCTTATAATAAGACTAGAAAAATTATATTCAAAGACAACAGTGGTTTAACATTAACTGAGAAGTTGAGCATCGTAGGACAAATGATTGGTAGAACTAGGAAAGTAACTGAATCTGATATCTACGATGTGATGCTATACATGCATGACCTAAAACAAAAAATAACCATTAAAAAGGTTGCGGAGCATTTTGGTTGTACAATTAGAACAATACATCGTAATATGAGTAACGAACTTAAAAAAGAAAAAGAAATACTAAATAATAGTTTATGAAATTAATAGATAAAATACAAAAAGCACATAGTGGTAAACTTAGTGATTACTCTACAATTTACACGCCTACTGCTAACGCTATTGAGAGGATAGCAGACGATTACGCTATTGATTTTTTAAACTGGTATATTAGTATAAGTTCAATAATGGATAAAAAATATATTGGAAAAACGTCAAAAGAAATATTAGAGATATTTAAAATAGAAAAAGGATTATGATAGATAAACAAAGTATTATTGAAAGAATATATTTAATAGAAGGTATTAAAATGAGTGATGAACTTTTTAAGACCAAGTCAATTGAATTTGCTGAATGGTTAATAAATAAATTTGGATTAGAATTAATTAATAAATTAGATATTGCAGTTTATACAAAAGGAGAATATTGGCAATTCAAATATGTAGATAAAATATGAAAAAATTTATAACATTCTTTATAACTTGGGTAGCAAGCAACTTATCTGTGCCATTTTGGGTTATAGGCCATGTACATTTAACTTTAAATGTTTATCAAGATATACACGAAATAATAACATCATTTGGAATGAATATATTAGTAGCAACAGGCTTCTGGATTGAATGGAAAAACAATTTAAAACAAAATAGGACATGAAACAAACAGCAGTACAATACATAGAAGAAAAAATAAAAAAATATCCTGAATTATATTTTGTAATGAGTCTTTGGTTTGAAGATGCCAAAGAAATGGAAAAGCAACAGATTATTAAAGCTTGGTATGATTGTAAAATGTCAGTAATAGAAAAAAATCCAACCACAGCAGATGAATACTACAACGAAACATTTAAAAAATAAACTATGAAAAGCTACAACATACCAAATTACATTAGATACAAAGAAGATATAGCTCGTGTTAATAAAAACAACAACGAAGTTAACTTTGAAGCTTATTCTAGAGATCAACTTATAAGTAAGTTTCTGCCATTAGTAGAAAACATAGCTAAAAAGTTTTCAACAACAACACAAGCTTGTGGTGTCTTAGATATTACAGACCTTATTCAACACGGATCAATTGGTTTAATATTAGCAGTTGATAAAATAGAATGGAAGACAATAAGCTCGTCTGTTGATCAAGAAAAAACAATCAAGTCGTTTCTATCAAAAAGAATAAAAGGATCGATTAGAAGAGCTATAGATATCAATAGGGGCGCTATTAAGATTCCAGAACATAAATTAAATGAGATTAGAAAAGATAATGGTCAAGATCATGCAATGGTATCAATGTTTTTTAATTCTATATTTCTTAGCATCGATGAACAAATGAGCGATGACGATGATGACAATATGTTGTACCAGATTCCTGATAGAGCTGAACCATACAATATAAACCTAATGAATAAATACTTAGTAGATTTATTAAGTAAACATTTGACACAAACAGAAAACGATGTATTAAGATTGAGCTATGGCTTAGACTGTGATAAGCATCCAGCAAATGCAATAGCAGACTATTTAGGTATTGAAGGAGCAAGTGCTTATGTTAGAATTTCTGAGATAAAGAAGCAAGCGATAGCTAAACTAGTTGCGAACGTTGATTCCTCACAAGTCCTTGATTACCTATAAGTTAAATTAAAATCCGTCCCAAAAATATACTAAATATGGGACAAAATACGTAATTATAATAATATAAAAATTAAAAATATTCTATTGTAAAAGTATATCTTTTTGCGTAATTATACATATATATAAAACACATATTATGGGGACGTCAAAAATATTATCTTTAGAAGAAAAAAATATTTTAAATATACAAAAAGCAAGTGAAATAAAAACTTGTAAAAAATGCGGATTTACAGGAACTAAAGATCCTTATTTTACTAAATATTTAATAAAAAATATTTATCAATATGGAAATTGTAAAAAATGTCAACAAGAAGCTACAAGAGCCTGGAGATATAATATGTCTATTCCTGAAATGAATAAGTTATTAGACAGCATAACTCATTGTGAAATATGCAATGTAGAATTTACTACTAATAGAAAAGTAATAGATCATTGCCATAAAGATAACCACGTTAGAGGAATATTATGTGACCCATGCAATACTACTTTAGGTCAATTAGAAAAAACATCGGATATGTTAGAAAAAATGACCTATTATTTAAAGACAAGAAACAAGTAATTAAATTAAATATATGGAAAAAGAAAAAACAATTAAGCAATTATCCTTGCATGAAAAATTATCAAAAATTCAAATTGAATTTAAAGCCGCTAAAAGTAGATTTAACAGTTTTGGTAAATACAATTTTAGATCCGCAGAAGATCTATTAGAAGCGTTAAAACCTTTCAATGAAAAGTATGCCGTGTATTTTGTAGTTAAAGAACACGTAACATATAATGGATCATTGCCTATTATGTTATCAAGTGCTACAATTTATGATGTTAACGGAACAGATTCTATTGAAGCTACAGCTGTTGTAGGTGTTGACTTAGTTCAGAAAGGTATGCAAACACCACAAGCATTTGGATCAGCATCCTCTTATGGAAAGAAGTATGCGCTAGGTAATCTACTTTTGATTGATGATACACAAGATGCCGACGCAACTAATACACATGGTAAAAATCAAGCCTCTATCACGCCCGAAACATTACCGGTATTAGATGAAGCCGCTTTTAATAAAGCGAAAGAATTTATAAGCAAAGGTGGATCAATTGATACAATTAAAAAGAAATATAGATTATCTCCAGAGGCTGAAAAAATATTAACATCATTATAATATGACAGAAAAACAAATCAAAAGTGTATTAAAAAGATTAGAGAATGATGAAGATTATTATGGTGAATTTGGCAAACAGTTCTTATCTAATTCAGACATAAGAGCATTGCTAAAAGATCCATTAACATTCAAGCAACCAATAGTTGGCAATCCTAATTTAATTAAAGGATCATACTTCCATACGTTAATATTGGAACCAGATAAGCTTGACAAGATCAGAATCATTGATACAACAACACGTAATACTACTAAATATAAAGAGTTGTCAAATGGTGAAATGTGTTTATTGCAACACGAAGCCGACTCAATAGCGTTATTAAGAGATGCTGTGTTAGAAAATTCAATTACACGTGATCTAATTAGAGACATAGATGTAGACTATGAAGTACCAGGCTTAATACAATTAGAAGATGAGTGGTTCAAATTAAAAGCAGATATTAAGAATAATACCCAAGGTTTAATAGTAGATTTAAAAACAACATCTGATATAGATAAATTCAGATACTCCGCTAAGGAATATAACTACGATAGCCAAGCATACATTTATTCTAAGTATTTTAATATGGACATGGTATTTATAGCCATAGATAAAACGTCTAAGAAAATTGGCGTATATGATTGCTCTCCTCAGTTCTTAGAATCTGGTAAATTCAAAGTAGAGAAAGCAGTTGAAACGTATAGACTGTTCTTTAAAGATGAGAACTTCAGTCTAAAAGATTATTGTATAACAGAGACACTTTAAAAAATATGAGAACTAAAACAGGAATTTAATAATTAATAAATAATATTATGAAACGCTGCACATATTGCAAATTAGAATTTCCATTAACTGAATTTTATACTAGAACAGATACGGGCGGATTAAAATCAAGATGTAAAACTTGCGAATGTTTATATTCAAGAGCAAGGAATTATAAAATAACATTAGATCAAGCTCAAGAATTAATGGATAGTACTAATTGCCATTGTTGTGGCAAAGAAATACTTGACAAGAGATCAACTTATATCGATCACTGCCATGAAACAAATAAGATAAGAGGAATATTATGTATGTCTTGTAATTCTGGTATTGGATTTTTAGGAGATAATCTTGAAGGAGTATTAAAAGCAGTAAACTATTTAACTAATAATAATCAATTAAAACTATAAAAAAAATGGCAAGTATCATTAAAGCATCAATAAATCTTAATTCAATTCCTAAACACAAAATCATTGACGGGGCTAAGGGAAAATACCTTCCTATTACAATTACACTTAATGATGAGTTTGATCAGTTTGGAAATCAAGGACCAATCATGGTAGAACAATCAAAGGAAGAAAGAGAATCGAAAGCGGCCAAGGTTTATCTTGGTAATGTAAAAGTCGTATGGACAAACGGTACTAATGTTGCTGCTGCTCCAAGAACAGATGGTAATTCACCAGTGCCTAGGCAGTCTAATGCAGCTTCATTCACGCCACAAGCGGATGATCTACCTTTTAACTAAGGGTTTTTAGTAATCCCGTAAATACAAAACTAAATGAAAATTAAATGTATAGGCTGTAATGAAAAATTACATTTATATGAATTCTACAAACACAAAGCCGGAGCACATGGAGTGCTTGCAAGATGTAAGAAATGTGTAAAGGAACAGCGAAGTAAGAATTACGAGCATAGAAGTGCAGATCCTAATTTTATGCAATCTGAAAGAGAACGTGGTATGGAAAAGTACCACCGGTTAAACTATAAAGATGCTAATAGAAAAAAAATGCAGGATCCGTCTAGAAAGTTAAAGCATAGAATAAGAACAGCTGCATATTCTTTATTAAATAAAAGGGTAAATTCTAGTACATTATTAGGATGCTCTCATGATGAATTTTTTAAATATATAGAATCAAAATTTGTAAACGGAATGAGTTGGAATAATATGAGTGAATGGCATTTAGACCATATAGTGCCTTTAAGTTGGTGTGATACCGATGAAGAACTATTTATATATTCACATTATTCGAATATCCAGCCATTGTTTGCAATAGATAATTTAAGAAAAAGCGATAATTATATAGGTTGATTTTAAAATACAGGTCGTTAGCCGGCCCCACTGCAGAGGTTACAATTAAGAATCGGCTTTTATGTGCTGTGATGGTTTTTGAACCATCGCCCTACAACACCTTAGGTAGTTTAGACCCCATTAATTGGGGTCTTTCTATCTACAATTAGTAACAATTTAATTATGTAAAATATGACAATAAATATTGATTTTGATGGAACATGTGTTACTCACAATTTTCCACAAATAGGAAAAAGTATTGGCGCTGAAAAAGTATTAAAAAGATTAACAGATAAAGGACATCAATTAATATTGTTTACAATGCGTTCTGATAGAACAGAGGCAAAACCAGTTGTCGACCCAACAATTCAAAATGTAACAGGTAAATTCTTAACAGATGCGGTAAATTGGTTTAAAGAAAATAACATCCCTCTTTATGGTATTCAAAAAAATCCAACACAATTTAACTGGACTACTTCACCAAAAAGCTATGCTGAATTAATGATTGACGATAGTGCATTAGGTTGTCCTTTACGTTTTGATTTAGAAATTTCAGAAAGACCATTTGCTTGTTGGGAAACAATTGAACGGTACTTAGAGAATATGGGATTATTTAAGTAACAATTTAATTATATACAATGCAAGTAAACAAAACCGAAATAAATGGATTCCTTATCGACCAATTTAATCAATATGGATTGGAAGAAAAAACTCAAGGGACATGTCCATTATGTTCAGCTGACAGAAAAGGTGAACACAAGAAAGCAAAATGTGCTTCTTATGATTGGGAAAGAGGAATTGGTACTTGCCACAATTGTAGTAAGTCATTTCAATTACATACTTATAAAAGAAAAGGCGAAACGCAAAAAGTATATGTAAAACCAGAGAGAGACGCTGTTCTTGATTCCGGTTTAACTTATCCTTTATCTGATAAGGTAGTGGAATGGTTTGCAACACGAGGCATATCAAGAAACACATTAGAAGAGTTAAAAGTTACAGATGGATCAGAGTTCATGCCTCAAACAGCTAAAACAGAAAGTGTCATAAAGTTTAATTACTTTATAGGCGATGATCTTGTTAATATAAAATACAGAGATGGTCGTAAAAACTTTAAGCTTTACAAAGGAGCAGAAAAAGTATTCTATAATATCAACAGCATCGTAGGTTGGGATTACTGTATATTAGTAGAAGGAGAGATGGATGTATTAGCTCTTGCGGAAGCAGGAATAACAAATGCTATTTCAGTACCTAATGGTGCAACACTACATACAAACAATCTTGAATACTTAGATAACTGTATTGATTACTTCGATGATAAGAATAGAATAATCATTGCAGTAGATTCAGATGAAGCTGGCCAAGCATTACAATCTGAATTGATTAGAAGATTAGGATCTGAAGTTTGTTATATAGCCACGTTTGAGGATTGCAAAGATGCTAATGAGTATTTATTGAAATATGGTAAAGAAGCTTTAGCGCAAAGAATTGGCAAAGCAAAACCTGTGCCATTAGAAAACGTTACAACATTTAAAGATATAGAAGATGAGATTACGGACTTTGTTAGGAATGGTTTCAAACCTGGTTTCCAAATTGGATTACCTAATTTCGATGATATATTCAGCACTTATACTGGTCAGTTTATTACTGTTACTGGTGTGCCTAGTTCGGGTAAGTCTGATTTCGTTGATCAAATGGTTGTAGGCTATAATAAGAACTATGGTTGGAAAACAGCTTATGCTTCACCCGAGAATACACCTACTTATTTACATGCTCATAAGTTAATGCGTAAAGTTTGGGAAGGTATGCCAACAGAAGCAGATATTTATTCTGAGAGATGGAATCAAGTTGCTAATCATGTTAACGACAATTTCTTTTTCATTGATATGGAAAGATATACGTTAGATGCAGTATTAAAGAAAGCAGGTGAGTTGGTAAAGCGCAAAGGTATTAAATGCTTAGTCATAGATCCATTCAATAAAGTTAGGGATAATGATGCGTCAGGAGATGTCAATGTATATACATTGGAATACTTAAGTAAGATTGAAATCTTTGCTAAGAAATACGATGTGCTAGTAATGGTTGTTGCGCATCCAACTAAAATGTATAAAGGCTCTGATGGTAAAATTGAAGAACCAACCATGTATAACATCAAAGGAGGTGGAGAGTGGTACGATGCATCTTATCACGGTTTATTAGTACATAGAAACTACGAGGAGAAAACTGTAAAAGTAAAAGTACTAAAGGTTAAGTTTCAAAACCTTGGTGAGAATGGTGCTGAATGCCATTTTGTTTGGGAACCTAAGTCTGGATGCTTTATTCCACATATACCAGTCAATGCTTCAGGAGATAAATTACCGTGGGAATAGATGGGTAGTGGATCTAAGAAAAGTAAAGCAATAGATATGGGTAATTATGTAGCCAAAGACAGAGAGCAAGCGGCTTACGCTTGGTGCATACATAATAATATATTCATTGCCCCTAAAGCAAAGAGTGCGACTGAATGGTATATATGTATCACTTTAAACGGTAAAGTTACACAAAGTCCATTAGCTTATGAGAAGATTGAAATATGGAAAGAAATTTATAAGTTTTATACGTATTACTATGATAAGCACAGTGGTGTAAAAGTTATAAAAGAAGTTCAACCAAAGAAATATATAAAAGAAGAACCAGCTAAACAAAAACCAAAACAAATAATAAATGAACAACTATTTTAAGTCACATACATACGAGGATCAATACAAATCATTATTATGGAAAGCTCTTGCTCAAGGAGTAGATAGAGACGATCGTACCGGTGTTGGTTGTAAGTCTATATTCAATGCTAGTTTAAGAATTAATATTCACAAACAATTCCCATTGATAACCGGTAGAAAGATGTTTCAAAAAACATTTGATACAGAGTTCGAATGGTTTATGAATGGCGAAACTAATATACAAAGATTCAGAGATGCAGGTGTAAAAATATGGGATGCTTGGGCAGATGAGAATGGAGATCTTGGACCAGTATACGGACATCAAATGCGCAATTTTAACGATCAAAATATTGATCAAATGCAAACGCTTATTGAACAATTAATAGCCAATCCAGATAGCCGTAGACATATTATAAGCTTGTGGAATCCTTGTCAGCTAGATCAAATGCGCTTGCCTCCGTGTTATTTGTATTTCCAATTCTTTGTTGAAAAAGACAATCTTAATATGTTTGTAGTACAAAGATCTGGAGATCTATTCTTAGGCATACCTTATGATGTTGCTTTGTTTTCTAAAATACTTTTATATGTGGCTGAAAAAACAAACCTCAAAGCAAACTATGTTGATATCCAAATTGTAGATGCTCACATATATAACAACCAACATGATGCTATACGTGAATATTTTGCTCAAGAGACTTTTCAAGCTCCAAGCTACATTTATGAAAACGGAGCATTATCCTTAATAAATTATAAACACGGCCCAGTAATTACGGCAAAAGTGGCCATTTAATCTAAATTATGTATTATATATATCATATTCCTGGTAAAAAGATAGGCGTTACACGTAATCTTAAAAAGAGAGTTGAGTTTGCACAAGGGTATTCTGTAGGAGAATATGAGGTGCTTGAAATGAGTAATGACATTCACTATGTATCACAAAGAGAGCGAGCATTACAAAGATTGCACGGTTATAAGGTTGATCGAGATTCATACAAAGAAGTAGTAAACAGTAAAAACAAACTAAATAAATCACAAAAAATGAAATTAAACATCACAGAACAAACAGTTACTTTTCCATGTCCATTGTCTAAGCTTAAAGGACAGCTTATGGACTCATTAGGATTAACTTTTGAGACACAATATGGTAATTACGTATTGACACATGAGTTAGTAGATTGGATCACTAAAAACGCGGTAGAATCAATGTTTAATATTAATAGAAGTTTTGTTTACAATAGGGCATTGAGTAATTATGTTGAGTCTTCTAACAAACCAAAACATACGGAAATAACAACAGACGTAACTGATCTACGTAGACAATTAAATGAAATGCTTGTAAAAGTTTTATCGTCAAACGAAGCAGCACAAGAAAAAGCATCTAGATTGCAAAATGGTGAAGTTCCAAATGTATACGACTTAATTAGAAGTTGGGCAAATGACAAAGGTATTTACAAATCAGGTGATTCTAAAACACAGTATGTTAAACTTATGGAAGAGGCTGGTGAATTAGCAAGAGCAATCTTAAAAAGAGACAAACCTGAGATCAAGGATGCGATTGGCGATATGATTGTTGTATTAACTAATCTTGCATACTTAGAAGGCTTTGAAGTTGAAGATTGTGTTACATCTGCTTACGATGTTATTAAGAATAGAAAAGGTAAAATGGAGAATGGAACTTTCATGAAATCAACTTTGTGATATGAAAAAACAATTTGAATATTCGCAAGAGGAAATAATTAAAAACATTTCTTATTTTAGAGAAGCAGAGGAAGTACTCGCTTTAAGAAGGAAGCAATTAAATAAAGAAATTCTGTTTAATAAGAAGCAAAAAGAGTTCTGGGAAAAGTTTGATAAGACACAATTAAAACTATTTTAATATGAAGAAACAAGAAATTGAATTTAGAGACCCTGTTGTGCAACAGGTGGTAAATAAGTTTGTATCAAGATCTGATGTTGGCTTCGCTAAATATGGCAAAACAATGATTGATGATAAGTCTGATATTAAAGTTTGGCTTAATCATGTTCAAGAAGAGACACAGGACGCAATCTTATATATAGAAAAGGTTTTAAATATTATAGAAGGTGGAAAGTAATAAATTTTACGTATATGCCTATCGTAATAATCAGGGAATATTTTATATTGGAAAGGGAACAGGAACAAGGATATATAACAAGACAAAAAGAAGCTCCGCTTTTATAAATAAAATTAAGGAGGGTAATTGGTATTATATTAAATTAGCTGAGGGATTAACAGAGGAAGATTCTTATGAACTAGAGGAGCTAGTAATAGAAACCATAGGCTTAGATAATCTAGTTAACCTTGTTCCTGGAGGAATGGCTAAATATAAAATAGGTAGGAACATGCAAGGTTCTAATAACCCCCGGCATGGAGCCAAGGTGCTAGATTCAACAAAAGAGAAAATAAAGAATTCTCATTTAGGTAAGAAAGCAAGTGACGATACCAAAAAGAAAATGAGTTTAAGTAGATGCTTTATGTATGAAATTGAAGGCATTATATTTAATAGTGGTATCGAAGCTTCAAGACATTTTAAGGTTTCTCAAAGCACAATAAGCAGATGGACAAAAAATAATTATAAACAAGCAAAAATAATAAGTAAATTTTATGCGAGTAACAATAGATGTTAAAGACCCAGTATTATTAGAGGTGATACAAAAAATGGTAGAAAGATCTAACAACGGTATCGACAAATATGGAACAACCTTAAGTGATGATCAAAGCGGATTAGTATTCTTTTTAAAACAAATTCAAACCGAGTTGATGGATGCTACATTATATATCCAAAGATTAAAGATTGAGATTGAAGACATATTAGAAGATTTATGGATTGAGCGTTCTAAGGCAAATTTTATTGATGTTGTAGAACCTGAAATTGTACCTACATTTAAAGGATTTGAAATTCTTGCTGAACCAAAAAAGAAAAAGAAAAAAAAGAAAAAAGAAGCTTATAAAGTACGCAGAGGTGATACATATTCTTTTACCATAGATGATGATATTGAATGGAGTCATTGCTGTACTAATTGTTGTATGAATGGCAAAGAGTAGAAAAAAAGGACCAGTAGTATCAAAGAAAATAATATATGATGGTATTACTTTTGCTTCAGGTCTTGAGAAATATATGTACAAAGCTTTGAAAGACGCTAATATAGATTTTAAATATGAGGGGGTAACGTTTGAATTGTTACCCTCTTTTACATTTGAAAACTCCTCAATAGAAAGACAATCAAACGGTAAAGGAGACTTTATTGATAGAGGATCAAAAAAGGTGTTGAATCTTAAATACACTCCTGACTTTATTGGTGAAACATTCATAATTGAAACTAAGGGTAGAGCTAATGACTCGTTTCCTTTACGTTGGAAAATGTTTAAAAAGTGGATGATGGATAACAATGACAAAAGAGCCTTATACAAACCACAAAATCAACCTGAGTGCCTTAAAACAATAGAATTAATATTAGCTAACCAAAACAAAAAATAGATGAATAAATTTAGTGAAAAGAACTGGTCAATATCTCTTGGGATATATTCTGGAATACTGTTCGGTTTCAGAGCCTATGTAGAAGAGTATTATACAACTTATGTGTTTTACTTACCGTTTATAGATATTGCATTAGAAATTGATAATTAATATTATGGAACAAACAAACCAGCTTACAATAGAAAGAGCTCAAAATGGGTATCAAGTATACTTAAATGAATATCGTAATACTTCAGCCCCTCAAGCAAGATCATTACCTTATGTATTTGAAACAATGGAAAACCTATTAACGTTCGTAGAAAAACAATTTAATAAAGAATAAAAATGGAAACAAAAGAATTAACATTCGGAGAAAAACTTGTTGGATTAACGTTTAACCCTTCAGGTGATGATAAAGTTTATAAAGTAAAGCGATTATGTGCAGATTTAACGGATTTATTATATGATGATATTCCAGAAGACGGAGAAAGAACTTTTCTACAAGATCAATTGTTTAATAAAGCAATATTTAATATTTTAGACGCTCAAATGACTTCAGTAAAATTATTAACACTTAAATATTAAAATGAGTTTAACACTAGACAAACAGATTTTAAGCGATATAACCGTATACACTAAGTACGCGAAGTATGTTCCATCAAAAGAACGAAGAGAAACGTGGGAAGAATTAGTAACCAGGAATATGGATATGCACAAAGCCAAATTTCCGCAAATGAAAGAAAAAATTGAGCAGATATACAAAGATTTTGTGTTCACTAAAAAAGTTTTACCATCGATGCGAAGCTTACAGTTTGGTGGTAAAGCTATTGAGCTTAATAATGCTCGTATTTATAACTGCGCTTTTCTACCTATTGATAATATTCGTAGCTTCTCCGAGACTATGTTTTTATTACTTGGAGGAACTGGTGTTGGATATTCGGTACAAAATCACAACATTGATAAATTACCGGAAATAAGAAAACCTAATTATGATCGTAAGAAAAGATATGTTGTTCAAGACAGCATAATTGGGTGGGCTGATGCAATTAAAACATTGTTTAAATCTTATACCGGTGAACTTACCTCACATATTGAATTTGATCTTTCAGATATACGTCATAAAGGAGCATTGCTTGTTACAGCAGGTGGAAAAGCACCAGGCCCAGAGCCGTTGAGATTAGCTTTAGTAAAGATTGAAGCTATCTTAAGAGAGAAAGAAGATAGATCCAAATTAACAGATATTGAGTGTCATGATATTCAGTGTCATATTGCCGATGCTGTTTTAGCTGGAGGAATCCGTAGAGCTGCAATGATTTCATTATTTGATCTTGACAGTACCGCAATGTTAAATTGTAAAGCTGGAAATTGGTGGGAAGAAAATCCACAAAGAGGTAGAGCTAATAACTCTGTAGTTTTATTACGCCATAAGATTGATAAGAAAACATTTGACAAAGTATGGGAACGTATTGAAGCGTCTGGATCTGGCGAACCTGGTATTTATCTTACTAATGATAAAGATTGGGGAACTAATCCTTGCTGTGAGATTGCGTTAAGACCATATCAATTCTGTAATTTAACGGAAATTAATATGGCTGATATTGAGAATCAAGAGGATTTCAACGCTAGGGCATCAGCCGCATCGTTCTTAGGAACATTACAAGCATCGTATTCAGACTTCCATTACTTACGTGATATATGGAGAAAGAATACAGAAAAAGATGCATTGCTTGGAGTATCAATGACAGGTATTGCATCAAAATCTAACTTAGAATTAAATTATGAAGAGGCGTCTAAAGTTGTTAAAGAAACAAATAGTGTTATTTCTGCTGCTCTTAATATTAATAAAGCTGCTAGAACTACAGCAGTTAAGCCAGCAGGTACTACTAGTCTTGTGCTTGGTACTTCTTCTGGTATACATGCTTGGCATAATGATTATTATATTCGAAGAATGAGACTAGGCAAGAATGAAGCAATATACTCTTATCTTGCAATAAATCATCCAGAATTGCTTGAAGATGAATATTTTAATCCAACATTACAGTCAGTCATTTCTGTTCCTCAGAAGGCTCCAGATGGTGCTATAACGCGACATGAGTCTACATTAGATCTATTAGAAAGAGTAAAACTTATATCTAAAGATTGGGTTAAGACAGGTCACGATAAAGGGAACAATACTCACAACGTATCTTGTACTGTTTCTGTTAGAGATGATGAATGGAAAATCATTGGCGAATGGATGTGGGCAAACAAAGAGTACTATAATGGATTATCTGTTTTACCATATAATGGCGGAACATACAAACAAACTCCATTTGAAGATTGTACTAAAGAAGTTTACGAAGAGATGATGTCCACATTAAAAAATGTTGATCTATCGAAAGTAATTGAAGTTCAAGACAATACTAACTTTGTTGATTCAGCGGCTTGTGGAGGAGGTAACTGTGAGATTGTATAGTTACCTCGGAACAAAATGTTGGATTTACACTTTATACTTAAATAAAATATGAAAGAACAAACACTGGTTGAAATGAAGAATAAAGTTGAAGCACTTACTAGAGTGCTTCAACAATTGATTTACGAACAAGATAATTTGCGGACGCTATCTATCGGCATGATGGAAACAATTAAGTTGATGCCTGGTTATGACGATGCAATCAAGGAAATCACCGAAAGAACAAAAGAGCAGGAACAAGAAGAAGTTCCAAAGCTTGAAATTTAGTTTACTTTATTAATTGGAAAAGGGGACCGCGAATTATCACGAGTCCCCTTTTTTCGGTTATAGGAATATTTAGGTATGGTGCCTATTTATATTCATTCCTTTTAATCACCGCCCATTCTTCTTTTATTCTTTTTAGCTATAGCTTTCTTTCTTTTTTCAATAGTCTTCTCTCTTCTTTCTAGCTTTTGCTTTCTAAGGTAAGCACTTCTTTCAGCACTAGGCATTTCTTTTATCATTTGTTTTATTGAATCCGCCTTTCTTTCTCTAGTTTCTATAGCTTTTTCTACTCCTTCTTTTTTTCTTACTTCTTTAGCTGTCGTTTTGATCGCTTCGCTTTCTTCGTTTTTAACATTCAATTCCCACGCTTTCCATCCAAGCATTAATGCTGTTCTTTGTAGTTTTGTATTACGTGAGTCTAACGCCTCAGATACATTATTTACTTTTTCAACAACCCTGTCTAGAGGAATATTTGTAGTTGCTACAGCTATATTACCGACTATTTGATAATTAGGACTAAGATTAAGCTTACCGTCTTTTGTTATTTCCCATCCGCGTTCAGCTATTACATCTTTATCGAATTTTTTTGTACGATGTGCTCCATATAACTTTCTAACCTTAGAACTTATAGGTGGTGATATCCCCGCAGCGGCTATAATAGTATAAGCATGATCAGCAAACATCTCTCTTTTCTCCTGCTTATCATATTCCATATAAACATTTTTAATAGTAGATATTAATGCACCTGTAATACCTGATCCCCTTAATAACGTATCAGCCATTCCGTTTAAAATATTAATAGCTTTATCGTCTTGTTTCTTTTTTAGCTTTTCATATTCTTTTTTCTGCTCTTTAGTCATGTTAGCAATATCTTCTTCTTCATCATCAAACGGTAGAAACATAGCAGCTTGTAAATATGAAAATATCATATTTTGCAGAAATCCATAATATACTATTTTTGATATATTAGTTTTCCAATCGCCACGTTTATTAACCAAATCTAAAGCAGCCTTTTTCATTATTCTACTATATTGTAAAGGAGTATTAGCAAAAGCTAGTACAAGGCGTCCTAATGAAGTAGTTTGTTGTTTTGAAACATACAATGGATCAGCAGATTGCATTGACTGGTCGGTTGCTCTTGAAAAATCAAGCCAAGCTAAATCTTCTGCTTCTTTTTCTGTATGTATCCAGTTTCCGTCTTCGTCTGCTTTACTCAAATAAGTATTAACTCTATTTCTATAAAAAGTAGATCCTCCTAGTGCAATAGCAAAACTATCCGCTGCTTGCGTAGGTGTAAAACCTTTTTTCTGTAAATAAGATAGGACACCTCTTGCTTTATCCTTTGCATTATTTGCTGCATTTGCAATTTCAGATTGTGTAACATCAGATTTTAATCCAGATCTTCTCTCTTTTAGCTTATCAGAATTAAGAATCATAGCGAAATCTGTCCAATATTGTTTTTGATTTGCGAATGCTTTTGCGGCCATTAAAGGATTGTTATCGCTCCAATTCAAATAATTTGTAGTGGATATTGTTTGCAAAATAGCAGAACGTAGATTGAAAAACATGATTGCGGCAGTGGATCCATTTATCCAATTCATCCATCTATTAGTTAAAGCATCCGTACCTTCAGGTCTATTTTTACCATTTTTCATTCTATACAATGCGTCCTCTAAAGCTACTCTTACGCTGGTACCATATATAGATTGAACTTTGTTTAGGTTTTCTTTAGAGAATATTGCATTGGCATTTTCTATAAACTCCTCTAGCCACATTTTTCTACCATCACCTTCTGTAATATTGTGCAAATCAGATATAATAGTTTCGCTATCCCACGTAGTTGAAGGCTTCCACCAACCTCCGTCTTGTCTACCAGCAATAGATAGAGCTTCGGCAAATGCAATTAAGTCTGGATCTTTTTTTACAAGATATATTAGCTTGTTTTTATCAATTCTATTTAATCCAGGTATATCTATGTCATTCTTAGCCCATAAATAAACTCTAACAGCTTGATCATAGGTAAACGACTTATCCGGAATAAGTTTCTCTAACTTAGATTTTATTTTAGGAAAACTTGATAACAATTCTTTGTATGATTTCTTTATAGATTGTCTTACGGTATCTAATGTATTTATTCCTTTTACATAAGGTATAATTAAATTGCGGTCAAAAAATTGCTGATCTAATTCTCCTTGTTTACCTTTACCTGCAAACATATATGAAGTCAACCCGATAAAGTCATCTGCTGACGGCGGAATAAAGAAAGAAAACCTATTTACTTTTGCCCCTTTCCTTTTTGCAACAATATCAGAAATGCTTTCGTATGACGGAACACCTTTATTACGCTCCAACATATCATTAAACTCATAATCTAAAGACTTACTGAATTTCACAGGAGCTAAAGCTTTTTTAGGCATTGAACTTTCAACAGCATTTACTATATCATTATTATTGCTGTTAATCTTTGCTTTATTATATATTTCAAGTATCTTATTAACCTTTTTAGCTAATACATTACTTTTATATATTTCTTCCATCCTTGCTCTCTCGGCTTCTGTTATTGTGCCGTCATAATCTTTATCATATAGCTCTTGATATTCCTGATCAAAATTATATAGCTCATTATCCTCTTTTACGGTTAATGTCTCAAGCTGTATAGCTTTTCTATTCAAACCGCTTTTATTCATTACATCTTTAACAAACTTCTCAGAAATATCAATAAATTCTTTTTCAGATTTACTTATATCATTAAATTGTGAAAGAACGGATAATGACTTACTAAATTTAGGTCTTGCTTTCCATTTAGTGTCGTTACTAATCCAATCGTTTAATTGCTTCTCAGCAAACTTAATTGTCTCTAAATTAAGAGCATTGTTTACAGCAGCCATCATTGGACCACCTTCGTTCTCGCGATCTTCAATTACATCAAATGCATAATCAACAGAACTCATCATGCCTTCTATTGTTTTATTTTCAACAACACTCCACCAATCCTCAATTGATTTGTTAAGGTCATTTAAAACATCAAAAGCGGTTTCCGCATCTATTCTCTTAATATTGTTTTCAGCAATGTAATCAGAGACTAATGTAATACCCTTATCGGATTTGTTATATGAGTTCAAATTATTCTCCAATGATTTAGAGAATTTAACTTCTTTATCATTCATAAGAGGACCAGCAACTTCATTAGATACATCACTGTATTTATCTATTAAATACTTTAAGTCCTCATCTGTTACACCATACTTAGTTATATACTTGTATAGTTTTTGGAATTCATTTATATTGTAGTTTTTAGACTTATTATTTATTGCTGCATTTATAATATCCATGTTACCTTTAGAGTCTATCATAAATCTAGCAGCTGCATTTAAGTCGATGTTTGTATTAGATATAGAAAATTTAACATTCCCTCTCTCCGCTAATCTATTAAACTCTTCGACTATTATGTCTTCAACTACAGCTCCTTTTAATTGTTGGTTTCTATTTAAAGCTTGCGCAATAGGACCATTAGTAGAAAGATCATCAGATATAATATCAAATGATACTTCCTCCGCTAATGCTTTAGCTAAAGATTCTTTTCTACCTCTAATTGGATTCCCAGTTTCTAAATCTATAATTGAAGATAAATATTCCATTGTTTCAACATTTCTATTTACTTCAGGTAATCTTCTTACCATCTCGTGACCAGCTGTTCTACCAGCTAAGTCAACGTCTACAGATTCTCTATCTATCTTTTTACCAACCCATTCAGGATAGTTGATCCATCTACCATTTACTCTTTTTTGTATTGCAAACGGCATACCTCCAGCAACTTTATTGCCCATGTCTTTACCCATAAGCCAAGTGGTTGTCATGTTCTCAAGAATAGTCTTTTTATTAGTAATTAACCAATTCTGTAATTCTTGATTTTCTTTTCCACCCATTGCTTTTTTAATATCAATGTCAGCTTGCTTACCCATCTCATCGCGTATCTCACTAATAATTGGAGATACAGTTCTGTTCAAAGATGTTGTCTCGTTAATTGCGGCTCTTAAAGTTCTTACAACTGGTAATATTTTTTCTTGAATGTTTTCAATAACATCTGGACTGAATACACCAGACTCTAGTATATTTTGAAAACGTTTTCTTTCCGGTAAAGATGGTCTTGTTGGCTCAAAATCCTCTGCGGATAGTTTTGTCATTTCAGTGACATCCTCAGTAAATACTACATCAGCAACCTCACCACTTTTTAATGCACCACGCATACGGTTGATATACTGAGCATTTATATATCCGTATAAACTATTATTTTTAGATGGATCAAATTTAGCAATATATGGTATCATCGATGTTCTAACATAACTCACCATTTCCTCTAAACTAAAACCGTCTAATCCACCCTTATCTTTATTTGTAAAATCTATAACAGTCCCTTTGTTTGTTCTCCAGTTTCGTGATTTTACTTTAACCATTTTAGCAAGCTCATCATATATAGCTGGATTGCCTGGATTGAAGCCTTTAGGATCATTACCAATAGCATCAAGTTTAGCTTTAGCCTTAGCAGCAATTTCACTTATCTCTATGTCTTCTTTTGATTTTGGCTCTTTTGGCTTTGTAGCTTTTTTATCTGCTTTCTTAACTTCTGGCTCTTTACCAGTTTCAGCTTTCTTTTCTTCGTATTCTTTACGTTTCATTTCAGCTTCCTCTTTCTCTAGAGCAATCATTTTCTTCTCGTAGGTATCGTAGTCAATTTCGCCGTCATTAAGTTGCTCATCCAAATCGTCCATGCGCTCTTCAATCGACTTTGAGTATCTAATAGGTCTAGCTACAGATGCTCCATCTAATAAAGCTTTAGCTCTATTGCTTATTCTGCCCTTACTAGCATTAGATTGATATTCTTTTAAGAAGTCATAGAAATCTCTTCCTTCACTGAATTTAGCATTAGAGAATCCTAATTTCTGTAATACTTTTAATACTGGACGAGCAGCTCTTCTTAATACATCTTTAACTTGATTTCTATCACCTATTTCTCCGTAAGCAATAGCATCAACAAACGCTGTAAAATATTCTTCAAGGTTCTCGTCGTCTATCTTACCTGTCTCAGGGTTTAAATAGTTTTCATCAATACGCTTTTGAACAACAGCTCTTTCTTTGTTTGTTAATGTAGCTAAAAACCCATTAACAATTTTCTTTCTTTCTACAGGATTACTTAGGGCCTTACTTAATACTTTATGTAAAAACTCATGCTGTGCAACGTTAATAGCCCCAGTTCTTGAAGCTACACTAAGATTAATAACAGATTGACCATTTGGCAATGCAAATCCATCGGTTTTTGCAGCTTCATTTACATCATTAGTTATTTCATCTTCTGATTTTATTTTTGTATTAGCAGGAAGTTCGCCATCAGCAATCTTCTTTTTAATAGTATTATTTTCGGTTGTTAACCATTCTTTGTAAGCTTTTTTAAGTGAGTCGGTATCTTCAAATACAGCGATTGATCCTTGATCACCTATTCTATTCTCAATATTTTCTTCACCTAATGAAGCTACGATTTTTCTTATATTATCAGCACCGCTATTAATAATAGTTCGGTTACCTATCATTTTATTTATTTCAGCATACTTACCGGTTAATAAGTATTCTCTTTTATTCTCTAACTCACCAAATTGCTTTTTTAATTCTGCTACTTTTTCTTTCTTAATCTCTGGTGAAAAGTTTGACTGCGATAATTCAATATAAGCATCTCTTAATTCTTTTTGCTGTTTGTTTATATTTAATACATCAACCATGTCTTCATTTGACATGTCATATACTCTATCTTCAGAGTTTTCAATAACTTTAACAGCTTCATTACTAAGTCTCTTTATTTCAGCTACTATTTCTTCGCTTTCTTTTCCTGATAATTTAGAGTTAGTTTGTAATTCATTTTGTAAAAAGTCAATACGGTCCATTAAGTTTTTACTAGCGGCTAACTCTTTATCAGTAGCATAATTCTTTAATTCTTTAGCGACTAATGTTGATACACCTCCTGCAAATTGAGCGCCGCCACCCATGAATGCACCGCCTGCATAAGCCTCTTTAAACCTTTTGACTCTATCTGTAGATGAAACTGGCTGACCTAATAAATGCTCATCTAAAAGCATGTTTAATCCTTCGGTGACAACTTCAGTTGCTCCTTCTATTTGACTTTCAACACCGATCATTCCAGCTGTTTTTAAGCTAGATTTTATAAAGCTATCTTTGAATATTTGTCTTGATTGACTGCTAACTGAAGACATGGTTTTCTTCATGTTATCAAACATTCTTAGAGTACCTAATTTTTCAGGTATAAACTCTGAAAGAGCAAATCCATACCCAGCTAAAAGCTTTGTACCAAGATCATAATCAGAACCAATCTCATCTTCCATTTCTTGGATCTTCTGCCCGCCAGCTCCCATTGATACAGCGGTCAATCCATAATTCCCACCAAAATACATTGCTGCATAAATAGGTAATTGCTCTGAAACTAGTCCAGCAAAATATTTACCAAAGTCACCAAAAGAATTAACATTATCAAATGATATATTCTTAGCATCTTCTTTTATTTTATTACCCATTTCTATATTAGCAGTACCAACTTCGCCTAATAATCCACCTAATCCTTTTTCGTCTCCTTCAGCATATTCAATTGTAGATCCAATTAACTTTGTAGCTCCACCTAATATATTTATACCAGTACCAATAAACTTGGATAGATTAGCGGTTACATCGTCATAATTATATTTGAAATATTCTAATTTCTCCTCGTCTGTTTTTATTTTATCAACATAAGCAGGATAATTATCTGCAATACCTTTAAGGTTATCCATAGCCTTTCTAGCATCTTCTCTTCTTGTTTCGTAAGTAGCTATTTCTTCTTCTGTAACTTCCCCTTTAGTATATTTGTCTTTAAAAAGATTTGCATACTTTTCAAATGAAGATAATTGGCTGTTATATGTTTTAGCCAATATAGTTTGTTGTCTAGCTAAATCAGAAGACACCAATACATCTTGCACTGCTCTTATTTTTAATTTTTCTTTCTGCGCAGCTACTTCTCCGATGTATAAAGGTTGATCATCCCAATATTCCTCCGCAGCTTTGCCTTCTTGTATTAATACTTGCTCTTTATAAAATATCTCTTTAGCTAACGCATCAACATCTGTAGCGTTTATTTTCTGGCCCTTTTTATTAGCTTTTGATAATATATCTATAGCTTTCTTTTTTTGTGTCTCTAATGGCTTGTATGGAGATATAGTCATATCTATATCAGCGCCTAAAGCTTGCCCTACCATAGATACTGGGCTTAATATAACATCATTAAGGAATCCTTTTGCTCCTTCTCTAACGTAATCTATTGTTTGAGAATCGTTAACCTCATCAGCATATAATTTATCGATAGAGGCATAGTCAATAGGCTTGCCCTTTATATAATTCATTACTTCTGCTTCCTTCTCCTCTAGTATCTCAAATTCCTGTTTTGGTTTACCAATTGGAATATTTGTAATAGCTTTATCTAATTCACTAGGCGGATTTAAAATGTCTTGTATAGGATCTTTTTGGTAAAACGAATAATCATTTTGCTTACCTACAAATGCCGATACTTCCTCAGTACTCTTCTTTATATTTGCTTTTTTATTCTTCTGAGCTTTTTTGAATGTGCCAAGAAAATCACCTTCTGATTTTTTTTGTTTTGTTTGATCACTCCAAGGATATGTTTTTTTAGCTGGCTTTGCAGAAGCTGAAGCTCCTGAAGATTTTCTTTTTAAACCTTTATCTTTTATAATGGCATTAGCCGAGGTTTTTTGCTCGGCTGCCATTTTGTTGATTTGATCTTCTGTATATATTTGCCCAGAGGCATCGATGTATTCAAACATAAATCCTTATTTTAGTTTATTTAATTTTACCTGTTTTCAAATATTCCACAACTTCTTTTTTAGTGTTAAAAGTAGTGAATTGATTATTACCGGAAGCTACCATAAAATTTGTACCATCAAAACTTACTTTTTTATTGCCCCAAGTAAAATCGTTTATTGAACCAGGTTCTTGAGCATATACTAACTTAGCCAATTCATCAAAAGTAACTTTCTTAGCTTTCTCTTTAGGTGTTTTAGCAGCCTTAGGCTTTGCCGGTTTAGGATCTTCTTGAAGGAATACACTAGAATCCTCTTTTAAAATATCTTGTTCTCTTTTTATCTGTGTATTTAGGAAATGATTTTTGTATGCCGCAATAGCTTCAGCTTTCTCTAGACTATCTAACGTGCCATCAGAATCAAAATAAATAGGTTTTAATCCAGCCTGCTTTCTATATTTGTTTACAGTATTGTTAGTATGTAACATTAATTCTTCGTCCGTCATACCAGCTATTTGGGCATCTAATTGGGCAGCAATAGATGCTTCTATTTTTGCTAAATCAGGTTTTGCTACCAGCTTAAATACGTTTGACTCAGGTAGATATTTCTTCTCAACTTTAATGCTACCGTCAGGATTCTTTTCTAAAAAATCATCTTGTATTCTATCCGTAGCTTGATCTCCTTTGCTTGTGTCTTTTGGATCAACCGGTTTCGTTTCAAATACTGTTTTACTATTAGCCTTTAATTTTTCATTATCCTTTGTTCTATCTGGTACTATCTTCACATACTCATTACCAAGATCACCTATTTGCTTTAATTTAGAAGCTGCATATTCTTTAACTAGGTTCCCTCCTTCGTCGTATATTTCCCAAACTAAATTATTTGGATCTGCATCTTTATATACAGCTTTTTTTGTACCGCCTAATCTACCTTGCATTATGCGTAAAGCTTTCACGTCACTAGGATCCATATCTATTGCTAATCCTCCTGGATCGCCAATTGGTTTGATTAAAGCTCCATCAACATCATTCGCATAAATTGATAATTCAGATAAGCTATTGGAAAAGTTGCCAGATATAGTTGCATTTATATCCGACAATGTCTGCATAGCTTTCTGTCTATCCTGTCCCGTTATTGTATTATTTAATAATCCTGACTTCAACGTAACGGCTTGCTGTATTAATGGCTCAAATGTTTCAGCCATATTTATTTTATCATCGGATGATTTTAATTTACCCACGGAAGTTCTAAGAGCAAAAGAATATTCATCTGTTTCTTTATTAATCTCTTCTAATTTTTTTTGATTTTCCTCTAACTTTCTTTGTATTTCTTTCTGCCTAATACTATAATTTTGTGCAACATTAGCAATCGTACCTGATATTGACTCTTGTAGATTTCTAAAATGTTGTCCCGTTTGGGTATCGACTATTATCTCTGGATTACTGTATGCTCCCATATATTGTATATATTATTTTTTACTAAACGCCCCACTTGAAGCCATTGATCCAATAGATGAAGTTATACCTCCAATCATACCGGTTAAAGCTCCCATTTGATCTGATCTCGCTTGTGCAGCTTGTGCTTGTGCTCCTGCAAGTTGGCCGGCAACTCTATCAATTTTTCCTTGTTCGCGGGATTCACGTGCCTCAAACATAAATGCTTTTCCTTGAGCTTCTGCTTGTTGAACTCTTTGGGCTTCAGCCATTTTTATAGACTGTAATTCTTGTTCTCCTTGAGCTCTAAGTTTTTCATTAGCGGCTTCTTGTTGTTCTATGTTTGCAGAAATCTCTTTCTTACTTTGTAATGCAGCCTGCGCTAAGGCGGTTGCTCCACCGGCACTTGCTCCAGTTTGTTTTAATGTGTCTAATGTATTAGCCAACGACATATCTGCTTGCTCAGCTTGGAATTCGGCCGCTTGAGTGGCCACTCCTAAACTAGCAAATGGATTTGATGCCATAGAACTAACATCTTTAACACCAGCATAAGGATTAATAATTGCTTGCCTAGATCTCTCTAATTTAGCAAGTTCAGCTGCTCTTGCTCTAGCCTCCGCTTCCGCTCGACGTCTAGCTTTTTTAGCGCCTCCCATGCCAATAATTCCAGTAACTATGGAAGCTCCACCTCCAATAGCTCCTGCTACTACCATACTCATACTCTATTCGTTTAAAAGTTTATATTCTTTATATTCTTCGTAGGATTTACATGTTAACATGTTTTCCAATGTTTCAATGTCTGTTATATTGTTAGGGTTTGGATATACATTTACAAATATAGTATCTTCTATAGCGTGTATAACCCTTTTTGTTCCTTCCGGTGCATGTACATAACAAGGAGCAATATAATTACTTACTCCTTCGTCAGTAGCTACTGTAATTTCACCTTTTAATAAAAACCACGTATGCGATATTTTATAAAGTTTACCAATTACGAAACCGTCTTTTTGCATAAACATTTCTCTAATGTAAACTCCTTCAGAAAATGAATGCTTTAATGGAAACATATCAGAATTCCCCTTTGCTATTAATGGGCTATCCATTGCTAGCATAGAGGATTCTAACTGTTCTACCTTATTGATGAACTCGGTATTTATTAACCGATGTTCTTGATTTAATTGAATTTTATTTTCCATATATTTAATAGCTTGACATCACATATTGTGTACCAACGCTCCATAACTCCTTAAGACCATTGACATCTGTAATATTATCAGTAGATAAAGTAACTGTTGCGAATCTACCTTTTATACCAGACATCTGTTCTCCAAACAAAACCTCTCCGCTAAATGGAGCACTATTGTTAACTAGGTTAGCATAGTACTTGTTCTCTTTTCTTTCAAAACCATATCTATATATAGGAGGAGTTAAAAGTGTAGGATATGTAGCTCCGGTTGCGTCGTAGGCTCCACCAATATAACTTGGTATTTGTGCAGTTGTATCGTTACTTGTTCCAAAATTATAGAAGACGCTTCCAAAATCATATTTTTGCACATCACCTATAAAGCTATCTACCTGCCAACCATTATCGCCTTCGTAGTTTACAGTCTTAAAGTTTTTACTTATACCAACGTCTCTATTGAATATCAATGTGACCGATGATTTTGTTTGTGTACCATAGAAAGTTCCTGCCGATGCGTTTTGAGCGTAATGTTCCCACAATGATCCATCCTTTATTGAATAGAAGTTGCTTCTAACACTGAACATTCTAGTCGGCTTAAAAGAAAAGAAACTAGTGAACCCGTTGATTGTATCATCAAAATTCAATGTTACATAAGATTGGGTTGGATTAGCCTCACTCGTTTGTAATGAAACCATGTATTGCTTATTATAAGCATCCCAACTACCTATTATATTACCTTGACCGTAATTAGCTGAACTTATGTTAGTAAATGTATCTCTAAAGAAATCTGTCATACCATACTCAGATATTTCAGTAATACCATCTTGAGATAATCTTAAAACACTATTTCTATATCTATCAGTGAAGTATTTTCTATATCCATACACTGCAAAACTAAGTGGATCTTTACTTATACCATAATTGCCAGCATAAGCAATGTTCTGACCGATTACTGCATTTGATGAAGTAATACTTCCTCCTCCTTCGGCTGAATATATTGCATCTTTTTCTATTAATGATCTACTTACTTTATTCTCTTGAAAGATTATTAAGTTAGTGTCCTCTGCATATAACCTTTGAATTGATCCATTTGCGGGATCCAGACTTCTGGTTATCTCATCTCCTATAGAAAATACATTTGTATTGTTTACACCTGTTCTAGAATTAAATATACCAGAATATATTAAAGAGTTACCTCTAACACTTGCATTAGGTTCTTCTTCTACTAAATAGGCCCTTACTCCAAAATCAACGGAGGTATTGTTATATCCCCCCGTTATTCTAGCTTCTTCAATTACCCAGTTATAGTCTTCTTGCGTGAAAGGAGTTACTGGGCCTGGGTAACCACCTAAACTTTCAGGAATACCAAGAGAACCATTCCATTCTCCTTCATAATCTGAATTTGTAGTTTTCTTTAGTAAAAAAGTATTGAAATATTTTACCTCTATTATTGCTCCCATATAGTTATTATTACTTGATTTTTATATAAATTACCTATTATTAAGAGAAAGAGAATGTATATCCTGATGTTCCTGGACTACGTTCTGTTAGTAAACCAGTATACGAGTTATCAATACATAATACTGAGTCGTCTTTTATTACAGCAATATCGCCAGAGGAGCTATATAACCAGCCCTCTGGAGCGCAAGCATATCCAGTACTCGGTATAAGAATAACGCTAGTACCGCTTCTCAAATCATTCCAGCTACCTATATATGAATAATATCCTGGTATATATGGATCATTGCCAGAAAGTACTTGTATTACCACAAAATACTTTTCAACACCTCCAGAAGTAAAAGAATACTCTTTAACTAAACCTGGTACAAATCCTAATCTAAGTAGAAAGGTTGCATCAGCTGCATCACCAGCTCCACCGGCATCTGTTAGTCTCATTGTAATTTCAAAAGGACCAATTGGAGTTATAAGAGGCAAATAATTGTTATTTAAAAACCCCTTTGCTAAAGTTCCAGCTATACCGGTTGATACTGAAAAATAATCAACAGGAGTACCCCCTAAATTTTTAGCACTTAGAAGGGACCATTCAAGAGGAGGGTCAGTTGCTAAAGCACTATTGCCGCATCCGTTTCTACCAGACAAACTTGCGTGTACCGCAGCTGTAGGATTACTAGCTATTACTTCATCAGGTGCTGGTGGATCAAATATTATTGGATCGATATTGTTTAACGTAATTGTTCTGGATAATATTCTATCTAATCCACTAACTACAGCTACAAAGTTAAACACAAAATTATTTAATTCAAATTCAGGACCGCCACGGAAGTATACATTATTATAAAAATCTGCAGTAACCCTTATAAACCATCTTGGGTAAGGTGATGTTATTGGATTTGCAGGATCTGGAACTAATTCAAAATAAGAAGTTACATCTGTCCCATAAGGCCCAAGAGTATATACAGAGGTCATTGTCATGCCTGTAATTATTATTGGACTATTATTAATAGCTACATTAAAAGCATTAACCAAAACAAATCCTTCGCTACCAGGTAATGTACCTTTCACAACATCTTCTCCTATAGTCATAGCTTCATCAAAACTATTTGTATTCCATTCACTTAAGCGAACAGCTCCTCCCGCCCCATCTTCTATTGCTTCATTTAATTCAACAACAGATCCAGCAGTAGTTGTTTCCCAGAATATATCTAGTAACGAATTAGATGGCGCTGTCTCAGCTACCCCGAGATTGAACCACCTGTCTATAGGCCTATCTGCGGTTATTCCAAACTGTTTTACTGTAGATATTCTGCCTATTAATGGATTGGATTCAACATTATAAAAGCGAGTAGATGGGGTATAACCTGATATAGCTCCATCGCCATTAAACATCTCTAAGTTATCAGCAATTGTACTAACTATCATTGCTGTTCTACCCGGGTAGTACTGTATATTCCCCGCGTACGGGCCAAGCGGTCTGTCCAATGTGTTAACTCTATTGTACAGCTTAACGCTGCTCCTGAACTGTTTTTGTAATGGGCCAACCTCTGATAAATCTCGAGGTACTTTATTTATGTTATCATTTATTAATACAACATGTGACGTTTTACCTATTTCTTTTTCCGGATCGTCAGGATATGCAGCCATTACTCCAGGTAAGTACACGTTGTAATAATCTTGTTCTGTTTGTTTTACAACTATCTTATAAGAATACCAACCTAGTGGATTATATTCAGGCACTTCTGGATCACCATTATATACGCCTGGATAAGCTGTTGATACTTGTCTATCAGGTGGTATAAGATCATTAAATATAAGTTTTAAAGAACTTCCAGGCCAACTCATCTGATCAATCGTGCTATTTATATAGCCTGCATATACTGTAGATCCAGAAAAAGCTTGCCCCTCAGTAACTACAGAACTTGTATTTCTTGACAACAATACAGTTGATTGTCTACCAAATTTATCTGCTAATACGACTCCAACTTGATAACTTCTGTTTCCTTTTAAACTATGATTAGGGTATTCAATTGAGCTTGTAAATCCATTAACAGTATCAAAGTCATACTTTGTAGACACAGCTACATTGTAATTTAAACTAACATTAGATGGCAATGGAGTATGTTTATCTTGATAATTACCATAAACAATCCTATTACTCACTACTTCTTGAGCAAGAGCTCTCACTGGTACTATATCATATACTCTAGTAACTTCCGTTGTAGGTAATGTTTTATATGGTTTTCTCGAATTATAATTGTATAAGAAATAATCCTCTCCTCCTTCAACTTGATCCTCTATCTCTTCTATTGTTATAGTGTCTAAAACCTTAACTGCTAGACTATCAGACTCTTTATACAGAATGTCTAACTCAGTAATCTTTAAATCTCCTTTAAGCAATGCTTTACCAATAGGTAGAGGTATTACTAATTTTATTTGTGTTACCTTATTTTGCATAAAAGCAACAACAGTACTTCTATATGTCGCTTCCTCATCGTTAACATTAAAATCAGAATTATATGTAAAGTAACCGTCTTGTTGTGGTATAAATGCTATTTGAGTAAACGGAGCCATTAAAGAATATTCCCCGTCATCAAACCTAAATCTATAAGAAAATCTTACAAATTTATCTTTTAAATAATCAGGATCACCAGGGAATGCAGGGTCATAATAAGGGTTAATTGAAAATACCAACGATGTTTCGTCTGGCAAAGTTATTGGTCCCGATAAAGTAATTGATGGGCCAAGATCATCATAACTAACAACTGTTAATCCTAGGGGAACAATCCCACCATCGCCTCCAATATATCCAACATCTACGCCTGGCGTAATAATACCTGTTATACCTTTAACCAAGAAAGTAGCATCCGCGGTTGTGGCTTCCGCTGTAAAGCATTCTCCTCCATTTGGATAATATAATGAAGATACATCTTTCATTGTAGTTTCATAACTTTCAGGGGCCTCTTCGCTTTCTTGCCAAAGTTCTATTGCTTTATATGGATAATATTTTGCAACAGATATAGTGTCTTCCGTTATATAATAATCTGGGGTACTAAAAGCTGTATCTACATTTATCTTTCTTGGCTGGTTTCTATTGTCGGTCCAGAATAATAAATTCTCTAATAAATTTACACCGATTATAGGGCTTGTTACTGAAAAGTTTAAGAAAGCCCCAGACACTAATTTAGTCGCAATATTAGTTCCAAAATTATAAGTATATATATAATTCTTAGCAGCTGGAGAATATAGATTTGTTCCTGTAGTATCGATGTAATCTGTTAAGAAAAAGTAACCAACGTTGTTAGATAAATCTATATATTGCCCAATACAATCTAAACCTTCTTCCTCTGCTAATTCATTGAAATCAACCAATAAACTATTGCCCAATACGGTTTGCATCGTACCTACATCCGAATTTTCTGATTTACTTATCTGGAGATTAACGGCATTACGATACTCGTTTTCAGGAACTAACCTGTCGTCGAGATCTTTATTCATTTTTCCTCCAGTAAAATTATTTTTAATTTCTGCCATTATATTTTAGTGTTTTATCCATTTAGATTTACCTCGCATAACCTGTACTATCTCATGTAGTTTTATATTAGATAGACGAAGCTTAGCGTTTCTTAATTTAGCAAACTTCTCTCTGCTTAATCTTTGTACAAGATATTCCGGATAGTTTGCACGTGTGGAAACTAAAGCATGAAGTATATACGCATACATAGCGTCTTCAGCCATCTTAGGAACTCTAGAATCTAAGTCGTAAGCTAAACCATCAGATATGTAATCCAATGTTATAATAATATCTCTAAGGTTGCTTGAAAAAGATACTTTGCCCTCTCTATCATTAATAGTGAACCAACCGTTACCTTGAGCATATTGTGGGTCTAATCCATATTGTCTTCCAACAATACCAAAATTATCCATTCCATAATACCAACCACCAAAATCATTATCTGAACTCCAACCATTTGCTAAATATTCTCCATTTAAAAGTTCTGTATCAGCTCTTCTCCATCTCTCTTCAATGATAGGCGGATTAATCTCGATGTTGTTATTGAATTGATCTTGTATTTCGACTCCATATGCGTCCTGTAACGGAGCTTCAGATGGATTAGAAGTTAAGTTATTAGCCGGATAGATTGGATGCTTCACACCTTGTCTATCGACCCAATACATACCAACGTAGTTTACATAGTCTTGTGGAAGTACGACGCTTAATGAATGCGGTATGGTTAATTCTTGTGATTTAATACTCTTTAAAGTATCATAGCTAAATTCCTGCATTGCTCTTTTAGCATGGAATATAACATCTGTTCTTTTTACATCTGGTATTATTTTACCGGTACCAACATAAGCAACCATAAAATTGTTGATTACATCGACTAATTTTGTATATTGGTAACCACCATAATTTTCTTCAACTGTATTGCCGTAAGCATTTTCATCTCCGTAATTACCACCAGTTAATATTTTTAATTGTACAACTATATATTCTCCATCAGCTGGAGTATAGTCTACAAATACTATTGTATTATTAGTCACTGTATATTCATCTACATATTCTGTAAAAGAATCGGGTGCCCCTGTATAACTGGTATATAGCTTGAAATTATTTAAAGCATAATTAGCGTCATTAGGATCATAACTATAAAACACAAGGTTTGTATTAAAAGTAGTTGTGAATCCATCTTCACTGCCATCGCCTACGAAAGTCTGTGCTCCGGCATAATATTGTCTATTTGTTTCGGTGATTAAACCACCATTTGGCATTGGCATACTATCTATGTTTTAGCGTTAATTTCTTCAGATTGTGTTTTTTGATAAGCTGCTTGAACAATTTCGGGATCTCTTATTATAACTCCTGCATACATAAGTATTTTTGTTATAACATTTGTTTGTTCAGTAGCGTCTAATTCGAATTGAACCGATGTAGATGGTGAGTATATATATGGTCCACTTGTCCAAGCTCCCCCACCTATGCCTGTATAATTCCACAATACGTTATTAGGTTTTCTAATATACGATACACTTATACCACTCCGTATATCTTTTGGCCAAACGTATATTCTAGGGTTTAATGTGTCACCGCCTCCAGTGCCAGTTGTAGGGTTCTCGTATAAATATAAAGGGAATTGTTTTGTAGGCTTTGTCAATGGAGACAAATTTAGATATAACAAGTAGTCTTTTTGAACTCGTTCAACTTCTATCTCATCATTATAAATTACTGTACCTATCTTGTGTAGATTAGGTGGTACAGTGAAGTAATCTATATTTGTATTAGGAGGCGAAGTACATGCCCCAAATGTTTTAAATATAGATATTTGGTTGTCTATATTCTTTTGTCTATCGGCATATTCCGTATTAGATTGTGGAACTCTTAATTGTTGATTTAGATCTTCAAAGTATGCTTCAAATATTTCTAGTTGTACCTGAGTCGCTACTTTGTTAAACTCATCTGGAGTTAAATATCCTCTTTGTTCTTTATTAAGAATAGAGAGTACTGTTTTGTAAACTGTATCTACGTTTATTGCCATTTGTTTGTTTTTATTATAATATTTAGGCAGCTACCACGTTTATCTACGCAATAGCCGCCCATATATTAGTATTACGTGTTATTGAAGTTTTTTCTCAATAGACTGGAATATCTCTATACCCTCGTCTGTCTTAAAAAATGCTGCCATAGCCGAATACGGATTTTCATCAAAAGGTACTGTCATTAGCTTCTTGCCGTTTGACGACCATTTAAAATCACGCTGATCATCTGACAACTTTATAATGTTAGCTTCACATGCTTTAATAGCAAAATTGCGTAGCTGAATATTTTCGTCATTAACCAAATCTAAGAATAAATATGGGTTTCTTTTAGCAAATATCATTAAGTCTCTTTTTATCTCCTTAGAGGTCATCTTAGACACCTTAGATCCAATCTCTACTCTTAAGATTGATTCAGCTTGATCAATGTCCATTGATTGTGCTGCATTCATTGCTTCTAGTTGTGTTTCTAATGAATCAAGTTCATCAACTGCTATAAGTACAGAATCAAATTCTTTGTACTTTCTATTTAGCATTGGATGATAAAGCGATAGTAACTTTTGTAAATTTTGCTTATCTTTTGGAACGGTTAATACTCCGTCCTTGAACATAATATGCCCTAATGTTGCTTCTCCTTTTTGTTCATCTACAAATGGTGAATTCTGATTAGTTGCATATCTTAATTCTCTTTGTTCTTTTTTATCTTCATCAAACCATAATAAAGGAAATCTCCTTGAATGTCTTGACGAAATTGTGTATGTTAATGGACTATGTGGTCCCATTAATAAATATGTTCTATCTTTTACCTCCCATACTTGAGGTTCTGTTTTTGTTTGTTTTGACATGATATAATATAATTAGTTAATTTGTAAAAGGTAAAGATTACCCCCGTATGTACAACGAGGGTAAAATTTACAGTATTTATTTGGATTATCCGATAGATGTGAATAACACGAAGTTATTAGCACCTTGCACACATAAACATCTTTCTGATAAGAAGTTTACCTCCATTGCATCTAAGTCAGAAGTGTAAGCACCACCGACAGATCCAAGTACCCAAGATTTCATTCTACGGTCATCAGCTTGTGAAGCTCTATAACGAACGTGTAAGAATGGTCTACGAATGTTTGTTCCTAAGATTTGATCGTAAACAGTTGAAGTACCAGCTGGAACTAAAACTCCATCAATTGCAGATTTAAGCATACCTCCACGAGTCGATGCATCATTTAAGTATTTCCAGTCAGTTTTGTAGAAATCATAAGATCCTCTACGGAAACCTGCAAATCCTAAGTTTAATGCCATCTCTTCAGAGTTTTCAAATAAACCGTAAGCAACACCTCCAGCAGCACCAGAAGATAAAGCGGCTAACATATCATCAAAATCTAATGAAGTTTGACGGTTTAAGAATAACATGTTCTCTTCAATAGCTCCTTGGGTATCTAAGTTTCTTAAGATTGAATCAAACTCAGTTAAACCAGCAGCAGCAGAGAAGTTGTTTAATACATTACCTCTTTCTTCTACAGCAGCAAAAAGACCTTGTGTACCTTTTTTACCCGCGGCCAAAGCAGCCGATCCAGCAGCAGCTAATTCACCTTCAACAACAGACATTTCTAAGTAGTCTTCGAAACGTAATCTTGTTTCAGATTCTGCTTTTAAATACCACATGAATCCACCAGCGCCATCTTCAGTAGCAATTTCTACCCATCCGATTTGAGCTGTATCAGATCCATTAACAGTATATTTGTTACGGATAATGATAGGTGAGTTAGAGAATTGAGTAAAGCTTGGTTCGATACTAATATAGTCAGAAAAATCTGTTCCGCCAGATCCTTTTTTGTATTCAGAACCATAAACGAAGATTTTCAAGTCGTCCATACCGTTTGTAAATCCAGCAGCCAATAATGTAGCAGCAGTATAAGGGGCAACGGTTAATGCACCAGTAGTAACGTTACTAGCAGTAACAACAGCTTTTACCTCTAATCCTGTATCAGGATTCATAATAACGATAGTCTGATTAATAGAAATAACGTTCTGTACGAAATCTTTAGGATCAGCTGGGGTTAAATTCACAGGAATTTGTAGCGTACCTGCGGTAGCATCCAGAACATCAACTCCTGTATAAGCAATGTGTAATCTATTTTGTTCTGACCAAATAACCTGATCTGAAGCCATTGGCATCTCAGCTCCTACCATACGTAAGAATCCTGATAATGTTCTATTACCATAACGCTCTACTTCTTGTTCGTAGATTTCAGGTAAATATTGTTGTGCAAAAGATACGAAGTCCGCATTATTTGGATCCGTAAAGTTTAAATAGTTTGTGTCTAAAGCTTGTTGCTTCTGAGACGGTTTAATAGTTCCAAAGTTAGGCGTGATATTTGCCATAGTTTTTTAATTTTAGTTGTTAAATTTACTCTTTATTTTTAATTTTGTAGAGTCCACACCATTAATTGCTTTAACTTTAAAACCATTTACAAATATTTCACCGCTTGCAGTTTGCCTTGGAGCAGTTGAAATATTATTTGATTTTGCAGTAATTTCCTTAATAGCATCTGCTTTGCCTTGTTCATAAAAATGATTAGCCAAAGTATCTACGTTTTCTGCAGCATACATTGCTTTGTGATAACCTTTCAAATCTGTTACTTCTCCCTTATCATTCAAGAACTTCTTGACTAAGTTAGTAATATTCGATTGCTTATCCGCTACAACATCTGTGTTCTGAACTCCATATCTAAAATTCTTTTCACCTAATTTGAAATCAAAACCTTTGAAATCTTGTGAGAAAAAACTCTTTGTGTCGCTCTTGAACTTTAAATGTTGGTCTTCCACAACTTCTTGCTCTTTTTGATATCTATTGAAAAAGTCAAGTGCTTTTTGTTGATCCTTATTTACACTTGGTCGTAACTTTACTTCCTCGTAGTATTTTTCTTTAAGATCTTCAAGAAACCCTTTGGCTTTTGCAACTTCTTCTTTAAACGCTAATTTCTTTTTACGTATATCGCGTTCATCGTCCTCGTCCTCATCGTATGCAAATCGATCATCCATTAGGAAATCAATTTCTTCCTCGTTAAGATGAGGTCTTGTTTTTTTATAGTATTCTTTTAATAATAATTCATTGTTAACATTTGAGTAATCAGCATTCAATCTAACATAGTCTTCAACTGTTCCTCCAGTATCTTCCATAAATGAAATTAACTTTTCAATGTTCTCTGGTAATTGCTTACCAGTACTTTCTGCCACACTAACCGCTGCAGCCGCTTCTTGCTCTAATTCTTTCGAACTAGCAATAACCTCTTCTTCTGAAATCTCTTGGATTACATTGATATGAGTTACTTCTTCGGTTGGCGTTTCAATGTTTTGGGTAATGATTGCGGGTTCGGTGTTTCTTTCATCCACTTTTGGCAATTCCACTTTGGTGACTTCATTGCCCAACACGCTTGCATTTGTGTTTTGCTCTTGAATGGCATTATCTTCTGGTTTAGTTTGTAAATCAACTTTTGTAACCACTGCAGGTTTATTTAATTTTCTAGCAGCAGGTTTTGGTTTTTGCATTTTAAAACTTCCTTCTTGTTTTACTTGTTCTGACATGATATAATAATATATAATTGGTTAATATTTTTACATAAGACCTAAGTCGAATGTATCTACTCCTGAGTTCTCAAAATCTTTTGGCATTGTGTTATTCTTTCTTTGCTCAATTAATTCTGATTGTTGTGTTGCTTGTATCTTAGTTCTTTGATCTTTACGATCTTCTGCCTGTTGTAATTTTTTATTAGCAATATCTACTTGAAGTTTTGCAAGCTCCAAATCATATTGGAATTGTTCTGCCATAAGTTGTTTCTTTATAGACATTTCTTGCATCATTCTTTGCATCTCAAATTGAGACTTAGATTGTAGCACTTGTATTTCTGTTTGCGCTAAAGCTTCTCTTTTTTGTACCTCTGCCATCGCGGCTGCTTCTGATGCTTGTGCTTGTGCTTCACCTTGCGCTCTAATCATTTCTTGTTGATTAGCTTGGTCTCTTTCTTGCTTTTTCTTCTTCTTGAATTTCAAAGCTTGATTAGCCAATCCGATGTTACTTATTTGATTCAAGTCAATAACATCCTCAAGATCTATATTGCCTGCTTGTAAAGCTACCTGCACGTTTCTTTCGAATACTGCTCTTTCCTCTTCTTCTGGTTCTAACTCTAAGAAGATACCAAAATCATGCATGTTCAAATTCTCAATCTCTTTTAATGTTTCCACATTGAATAAAGATATACTCTCTATTAAAGATTGTCTTGTCAATGGGAAATTAAGTGAATCAGATATTCTCAATGATATATTTTCACATGTTCTCAATGTTAAATATAAACTAGCATCTTTTATGTGGCGTGTAGCTGTATTAGAATTAGCAGCTGCCATCTTTTGTAATCCAACTAAAGCATCTTTATCAGGTGTACTTCCATCTCTAGCCTCATTCAATCCGGTAACATCACGGATCATTTGTAAGTAATATTGGTATGTACCTATAAGTGCTTGTATCTTAGCGTTGCCATTCGATGTTTGCAATTCTTGAATTGGCACTTTACCTTGGTTAACTCCACCGTCTTGCGACATGGATCTACCAACGATACTACCAGTTTGGAAATACATATTAAGCGCTTCTGCTGGATTGTAATTTGTTCCATTACCTAAATCAACTTCTGCTAAGCCATCGACATCAACGAATACTCCATCTGGAACCATTCTAGCTAATACCTGTTGTAATTTAAGGTGTGTTAACTGTATCATATCTGCGAAAGTAGTAGTTCTACTTACTAATGATTCAATTCTACCTTTATACATTCTAGGTGCACAGATATTATAATTCATCTGTACTTTGGTCGTATCAGCAAATGGACGCGTCATATTCTCAGCTAACTTCCATTCTAGCATTTTCTCATACCCAAGTATTTTAGCTCCTGTGTATAAAACTTCGATGCTTCTTGATACTCTTTTAAAGTTATCACTTTCTGGTGGATCAAAGCTATCATCTTTCTCAATAGCTTTTTCCATTCCTTGTTCTGTTTGTTTTATTTTAAATACTTGATTTGAATATGTCTTGTATTCGAAATATAAAACTTGAACAGTTGTATTATCCATACTTTGCCCTGGGTAGTTACGAATGTAATTCATATCTCCAGGATATTTTTCAATTTCTTTTAATTCATCGTTAGATAAATAAGGAAATTGCTTTTTTAATTCTTCTAAGCTTATTGCTTTTACTTCACCAACATAATATACGTCTTCGAAGTTTGGATCCTCTGTATAAGAATATACCAAGTTAGCTGGATCAACATAATCAATAACTATACCATTAGCTGGATTCCACGAAGTCTTAGCACATGCAATACCAATAACAGTTAGATCATAATTAAGTCTCTTCGCAATTAAATCATATTTGTTAGTGGCTAATACCTGGTTTATAACTTCTTCCTCCGCAATCTCAATAGATGGCTTATAGTCAAGCTGAAGTCTCATCTCTAATTCTTCAGTAGACTCTGGTAAGTTTTTAGGATCGTTTGTATTATATAAGTTTACACCTAATTTAGTTTGTATTTCATCCAAGAAATCACGGGCCATCATATCTCTTATTATACTAGCAGCATAATCTGTTTTAGCTTTCGTTGATGCTGGATCTTGCGCATAAGCTTTTATACTATAGCTTTTGTTAGATATACCATTAACAACAATATCAACGAACTTAGGTAAAATAGGAATAGGTTTCCAATCTAAATTCAAATAAGATAAATCACCGTTTATAGATAATTCATCTTTGTATTTTTGTATAGGCTGTTCTCCCCTTGCATAAAGTCTTAACCTATGAAAGTTTTGCCAGTTAGAACCGAATCTATCGTTACCAGCTCCTCCAACGCGGTCTCCTCTAAACCATTCGTTTTCTATAGCTCTTCCAACAAGTGCTCCGTATTCTAATGTTTGTTTCACTTGATCAGGTACTACCTGACTTGGAAAAGAACTATTGCTATTAGTATAAATCATTTATTATATTATTTTTGAAGTATTTCCACTATTATTATATTTCTTGAAATTTAACGGAACTTGTCGTTTAGCTGTTTCATAAACAGGAGAATACATGTGTCTATTGCAAGCCATAATAGCCAAACCAGAACTAATAGAAGCATCATGCTTCGTTCTATCGTTTATATTAAATCTTGCCCAATCATTTAATGTTCTTTGAAAGTACATATCACCGTGATTATCTCCCTGTATACCAACGTGGTTCTCTATATAGGTTTCAATAGCTGCCGCGTGAGCTTGTATAATATCCTGCCCTGAGTTAGGTATACCGCCAATCTCTTTCTCTGTTGGTGATAATTTATTCCAAACTTTATCAGGTCTATTCATGGAAAATCCCCTATACCCTCTTCTCTTAAAATAATATAGTAATCTAGCTTTATTATTTTCTGCTAATATTGGCATACCATAAAATACGCAAGCCATTAGAACTTCCTCGAAGAATATCTCAGCAGTTTGTGGTCTAGCTACATATTCTAAAAAGAAATGGTTAGGCGGTATGTTTTCCATTGAGAACTTAGTTAATCCGTGCAAAGCTCCATTAGAGCCCCTAGAATCAACTGTCCCTGATATATCATAACTATCACAGCCAAATGCCCCGCAGTGCTCATTTCCAGGATATTTAATCCCATCTTTTATTATTACGCGGTTTTGTAAGTATTTATCGGGAATCCAGCTAATTAAAAATCTACCGTCTTTGTTTGGATAAAACATTACTTTTGAATCTTGTATACCGTTCTCCCATTGAAAACTACCACGTGTGATAACGTTTGTATTTTTTAGATCATCGTTATAATCTATCTGTTCGTATATCTTGGTAAGATTGAATAATGATTGTTTAGCTTCATCTCTAAAAGCATGTTGTTCTGTACGTGGAAACTGTCTGTAATATTCATTTAAAGCGTCAGAGTTATTTTTTAAACCTTCAACTTCATTCTGCCAATGCTCTATTACCCCTGTTTCAATAAATCTACCATCAACTCCTTTTACCGGTTTTTTTGGAGTATCGAATACAGGTAACCCATAAGTATCAATGAATCCCTCGTACGACCATTCCATAGGTATGAACAAACTATATAATCCTGAAGCAGTCTGTCCATTGCGGTTTCTCTTCGTGACGTCTGAATCATAATAAAGTTTTTTAAAGTTTTCTCCTCCTTTATCTAAAGCATTTGAAGTTGAACCCATCATACATTTACCAATGATCCTAGCTCCTAAACGCAAACAGGTTTTTGTAACCCTCCAGTTATTTAATATATTGTCTGGTCTTTCCCATTTACCACTCTCGTCATGTACTAATAGTTTTAGTTTTTCACCATCATAAGAGTTATCGCCGGTGTTCTTCCAGTCAATAGTAGTATCTAAACCGTCAAGTTCCTCTAGCTTTTCATTTGTATCAAGTTTCTTACGTGTAAGCTTTGACGCAGGTATTCTATACGCTAATTCTGTTTTAGGTCTATCCATACCGTCCTGGATAGGCTTGAAAAAGAACGGATAATTTATTGATATAGGTACGACCTTATCTGTAAACATCTTTTTAGCATCTGCTCCAGACTTTGATAATATACCATATCTAGAGTCGCTTGATATAGTCGCTTGATTGACTAGTTCAGCTGAAGACATAAATGAAAATCCAGAACGTCTGTTCTTTAAATAAGACATACCATAACATCTATCATCAGCTTTACATGCTTCCCAAAATATAAAGAACAATCTATTAGATTCCCTGAAATCAGGAGCCCCAACATCTATCTTGCTCCATTGCAAGTACATATAATGTGTACCTGTTATATAAGTAGGCTTACCATTATTATAAAATGAAAATCCTTCTTCTCTGTGTTTAAATTCTTGATCGATGTAGTCATACCAGCGTTCCTTAAAAGCATCCGGATATTTGTTCCAATCAAAAACATTTTTTATTTTCGAGATCTCCTTTGGCACATCTAACTGTTCCCAATATTGATCTTCTTGTTTGTTCGATCTTTTATAAGAGCTTTCAATTAATGGTAATGCAATCTTAAGATTCTGTATTTCGTATATCTCCCCAATTTTACCAGTACGACTTATAACAACAACATCAAATTCTTTGTTATAACCATATTCCCATTTATTGTGCTTATTCTTTTGTTTTATTACGTTCGGCCTAATATGATCGTTGATCTCTTTATATAAAGTTTGTTCGTACATTATTTAGACCTCCCTTCTGCAAAACCTTTGAAAACTTTTGTTTCAGTGGTATTCTCTGCTTCATCCATCATTCGTTCTTCTTCTTGAATACGTCCTAGTATTTCAAATGCATCGAAAATTGCAAGCTTCTTTGTTGCTGCAGCATTCTTTAATTTATCAGCGCTTAAATCGTCTTCTCCATTTTCAAGGATAGCTTCTTCGGCTACTTTGATTAACTCTAGCACTGCTTTATGACCAGCGGCTATTATATTCCTCTTCGTCTCCTTTATATCCATATTTAATTACAATATCATTAGATTTCATACAATATAATCTCTGATCGTCTATGATGAATTCAAATTCCCCGTAAGGTTTATATCCAACTAGGTCGCCAGGATTGATTCCGAGCTTGTTTAAGGAGTCGTTTCCATATTTTAGTATTCCAATATGTTTACGCTCTTTATCTAGCTTAAATTGATTCGTATTCTTTATAGGTTTAACGAAACAACGATCTCCATAGGAAATCCATTCGCTATCCCTTTTATACAAATAAATTTGGTCAGGCGAACAGAAATATAGATCCTCTTTAAAGTAAGATCTACTATTCTTTTGTTTACCTTTAATATCATAAAAGCGTCTAAATACATTATGGTGTATTACTATAATATCACCAGGTTTTATATCTGTTTTAATAGCTAATGGTACTGAGACCACCTCGGCTATTTTATTAACTGATTTAAAACTTTCTATCTTAGTATTTAATATTAATGGATTACCATTAACATCTGTAGTATTATTGTATCTAGAACCTACCGGCTTAATTATAAAATCAAATACAGCTGTCATATTCATATTAATATTCTAAGTCATATTCCACAGAAATCGCCATATTAGAATTAAATTTCTTCCAAGGCATTACTTCTTCTTCTTTCTTAATATATATGTTATATGAATTGTCCTTTTCATCAAATAGTATATAGGAGATTTTATGCCCCCCATATACTTCTTGGTTTATTGAATAGTGCATAGCGTTTTCTTTATAATCTGGTCCAATGCTTATTTTTCTTATAGAATTCATTTTTTTAAATATTTAATTGCATTTATAAACATTTCTATGTTATCATTAAAATGAGCCAGCCCTAAATTACATTTTCTGCATAAAATACCCCTAATATTGCCGGATAAATGGCAATGATCAATAACTTTATCTTTTCCAAAGCATTTTGATTTACATATTTCGCAAGTATCTTCTAATAATAAGTCTAAGACTTGTTCTTCCGTAATTTTATATCTCAAAGCTCTACACTTTAAATTTCTACAAGACCTACAATATCTGCTATTATCAACTAATTCGGATTCTATCAAACACAATTTACATGAACCAGTTTTTCTAACTATTGAATCCATTATTGCTCTTGATTTGGTGTTTGCTCAATCTCAGTATATGATCCATCAGATAGATCGATATTAATTGCCCCGTATTCTTTTTCCAATTCAAGTTTGAATTCTTCTGAGTTTCTATTTACTTCAGCAACTTGATGTAATAACGCATGTTTTTGTGTTTCTAATAAACCAATATTAGACAGCAATGCGCTTAAATCCTTTTGATGCTTAGTGATAGTTTCTAATTGTTCTTTTGTAATCTGTCTTACTACTTCCATTATATTTAATTTGATTATTATTAGTAGCAACGTCTGAGAGTCGAACTCAGTTAAGCGGGCTTATGAGACCCGTGAGATACCTTACCTCCCACCTGCTATTTTTTAAACAACCTATTATATAGGCTTTGCTTTTTCATAGGAACTTCTAAAACAATGTCACCAGGAAAAGTATAATCTTTCCCTGGCTTCATTAATTTTTTATTACCTAGATTGTCTATACCTAAAACATCAAACTCAACATCTTTCATAGTTATGTCTCCACTAGGTATTACATTATATGGTTTGTTTTTGTCTTTGCTATTTTTTTTATAACCTGTTCTAGATATATTCATAATTTATTTTGCGTAAAAACCAGTTGATTGTCTAGATCTAGCTTCTTTTGCTGTAGGAGACGCTTTTCCTGCTTGTATATTATACGAACGTGCATTAGTAGATCGCATATTAGCATTATTTGTGCTGTCTCTTACAAATTCCTTTCTAAGTTCCGCATTACCAGTGTCGCGACCTTTTTTATTGCTAGCTGTTCTAATAACTTTACCTGCTCCATCAACAATTCTATCCAGCTCCATTTTACCTCCTTTTACATATCTTTTTTCATAAGGTTTAGCTGTAGCTGTTCCTGATTTAGGATCTACTTTTATTCCTTGAGGATCTGTCTTTGCGCTTGCTGCTCTGCTTTTGGCTCCTGCTTGTACTTTTTTTCTAGATTCAGAACCTTGTCTAGTTAAATCTGGTTCGCTAGTTTGTTTCATCGGAGATCCTTTCTTCGCTGAACAAGACATTAATGTCGGTGAAATACCTCTACCGGTTTTAGGCATTGCTTTTCTGCCTGGTGATTGTTTGTAAGCCATTTTTGTTTAATTTTTTAGTTTTCTTTTGTAAATTAATATACCAGGGTATTCAGAAACAACATCCTCAACCATAGTGTTTTCATCAACTAATACTACTTTGCCAATCGCTTTCCAGTCGTTTGCTTCGTAATATGTTTCTATGTATAAATTATTTTTGTTAAAAGTATAACTTATAACATCTATTTTTTCTCCCGTTTCTTTTAGAGTTACGGTTATTGTAAACTCTTTTTTTGTTTTACCTTTAAACTCCACATTGTGAAATTCCGTTTCCCAACTACCTTCTAAAAACTTAGGAGTCAATTTTTGAGCATTAACTTGTACACTTGCTAAAATAGCTACGATTGCTAATAATAAATTTCTCATAATAAATTAAATTAAAGTTATATTATTATTATCACGCACATTTATTGCTTTTTATAAGCTTCTACTTCCCACGGAAGATTTTTTGCACCTTCGTTCATTTTAGAACGAGGATATCTTTTGCCCTTCCAATACACATTCTTTTGATCATAATCTAAATCACCCCTTTTCATCTGATTTATATGTATCATTTCATGCTCAACCGTTTTGTTCTTCTTTAAATCTAATGGCGATACATCTTTGTTTACAAGTATTGTTCCGTTTGACTGAGCCATACCTAGTATGTTCTCATCCATATCTTTACTGTAAATTGGTGTATTATCAATATTATAAGGAGGACCGGTCATTTTAAAAGCCATGTGTATATAGTTTAAAAGTTATTAAATTCCCTATAAATGTATATCTATAGGGAATCTAAAATGTATTATGCGTAAACAGCAGCAGTAACCAAAATTTGGACACCGGCAACGATAGGCATTGTAACAGGAACGAATACTCCTCCTGGAGCAACATTCATTGCTGAGTAGATTGCGTTAGCAACAACAGGAGTTGTACCAGCAGCAGCAGTAGTAGTATGTGTTAAAGTAAGTGTTTGCTGACCAGCTGATAATGTGTTTTGGAAGTAAATAACAGTAGTTGTAGCTGCTGTTTGTTTTACATCAAAAATTAAATCCACAGGTAAGTTAATAGGTCCTCCGTTAGGATCTGTAGCTGTAGCGTAACCCGTGTCAGTCGATGTGATGGTAATAAATTTTGCCATTTTGTTTGTTTTAGTTTTAGTTGGTTGTTAATTATTTATCTTTGTTTTTATTTTTGTCTTCAAAGTAGCTGTATATTCTAATAGCAGTATAACCAATAGAAAGCATAAGAAGAACTATTTTCAATATAGGCTCCAAATCTGTTAAAGAAACAAACAGAGCTAATGAATTTAACGCATATAGTTTTATATCAGTGTAACCCATTAAAATTTACATTTAGCACGCTGAGTGATTGGCGCTGAATTATACATAACAGGTGATTTCTTTACCTGCATTCCATCTTTACCATTGCTAACTCCTTTACCCATAGGAAAGCCATCTATATCTAATGGACCATTCCATAAAGCGTTAGCTCCCGTTATGCCGTCGTTTTCTATTCTCTTAACGGCTGGTGTTACTTTTCTCATACCTTATATTTATTATTATCTATTAACGATTATACCATTGTACCCATAGTTCTATCATAAGAACCATCCGCTGGCATACCAAATGCACCTGTCATTGCAGACTGCGCTTTTGGACTGAACGGAACCGGAGCTCCTGTAGCTTTTATACCTGGATTAAATGTTCTAGGCTCTGATACTATCGGTGGTTGTTGTACAGGCGTTCCTGTTAAACTCATATCAGTAGTAACTGCTTCACTAGGCAACATACCTGGATTAGCCGGAGCAGATCCTAATTTACTGTTGTATCTCATCTTGTTTTGTCTTTGTTTAAATTATGTATTGCTGAACGTAACACAATATCTGTATACGTGTTATTCTTCATTATTTTGTTGCTTCTAGCTGTTGTAGGTATATCTTCCTCTCCAAGCATAATTCGATACATCCTATGTATTAGTTGCTTGCACTTGAATGAAACTTTATATATGTTATATTTCTGGGTTGTATGGTTTCTATTTCGCCATACCACTATCCATCCTTGTTTTAACAAATTGTTCCAGCGCTTATTGTCCCAACTATATGCGTATGTACCTATTTTATAATCTTGCTTGGTAAAAAAATCCATGCAATCAAAATATATTAATAACTCTAAATCAGCGTCGTTAAGATCATAATTTCGACAAGCCCATCGGCGGATTAATCTATAATGCTTTAATAAGTTTAGATCTTTTATATCCTTGGCTTCTATCTTCCTCATAAAACTATCACAACATCTTGTAGTCTGATAACTTGATAATCTTGACCATCAAATTCAATACCATGCCCGGCTGCTTTATCGTAATAAATAACATCAGCTTGTTTTAAGCATGTAATATCATCACTAACCGAAACAACAATAGCTTCTTTATATCTAATGTTTTCTTTATCTTTTTCTTTTAATAATAAACCGTTTTCTGTTTTTGATAATCCCCCCTTCTTTGGAGAGATTACTATATTATTACCTATTGCCTTCATTGATTCTTAAATTATTAATTACACAATCAGTTGACAATATAGTGATGGCTACAGATGCTGCATTTCTTAACGCACTTTTTGTAACCGACAAAGGATCAATAATCCCCGCCTCAATCATATTCACGGTCTCTCCTGTAACAGCATTGATTCCGGTTCCTTTTAAGCGTACAGAAGTCATATTTGGTACATCAATACCGGCATTAGATAATATCGTGTTAAATGGGGCTTTTATTGCATCAAGCAAAGCCCATTCGCCACTATTGGATCCCGATATTGTTACAGAGGCATCCAGTAATGCAATTCCTCCACCAGGAACAATTCCTTCTTTGATTGCTGCTTTAGTTGCACAAATTGCATCTTCAACTCTATCAGCTTTTTCTTTTAATTCAATATCAGAGCCTGCACCTACTTTTACTACCGCTACTTTAGCAGATAATCTAGCAAGCCTCTTCTCTAATCTAATTACTTCTCCTGGAGGTAGGTTTCCTTCTAACTGTTGTTTCAAGTCATCAATAAGCTCTTGAACTTCATTAGTAACCTCTCCAACTTGTAATATAGTTTCTGTATCGTCTGTTATTGCTTTTAAACAACTACCTAAACATTCAGGATCAATAAGATCCATATCATCTCCTAAGTCTTCGTTTATAATAGTAGCTCCTGTTAATAATGCTAAATCAGATAATGTATCTTTTTTATTGATACCGTATGTTGGTGCATTTATAACATTTACTTTAATATTTCCTTTTACTTTGTTCATTGCTAGAGCGGCTAAAACTGTTTGTTCCATGTCTGCAATAATAAGCAATGATCTTTTTGCTTTTATAACATATTCTAAAATCGATTGTATTTGTCTAATTGTTTCAACTGGTGATTCAATAAGTAATACTAATGGATTATCTAATTCCGCAACTCTTTTATTGGGGTTAGTAATGAAATGTGAATTTACTAAACCTTTATCGTATTGAACACCATCAATAATTTCTATTTCTGTTTCCGCATTTGCTGATGATTCCATCATAACAATACCTGTTTCTCCAACCGCTCTAAATGCATCGGCAATAATTTTACCAAGCACAGGATCATTGTTTGTAGAGATAGTTGCAATGTGATCTATCATATCTCCTGTAACTGGCACTTTAATAGATTCAAGATATTCTATGACTCTTTCAACAGTGTCTTCAATGCCTGTTTTTAAGTCTCTTTGACTTATTGTATTTTGTATTGCGTATGCTTCTTTTAAAATAGAGTAAGCTAATAATGTAGCAGTAGTTGTTCCATCACCTGCCTCCTTAACCGTTTTTCTAGCTGCTTCTTTTAATAGTCTTGCTCCCATGTTTTCTACAGGATCCAATAAAATAATACTATCAGCAACAGTTACACCATCTTTTGTAATGATTGGCCTGCCTTGTCCGTCTTCTAACATAACGCATTTACCGCCGGCACCTAATGTCGAACTAACTGCTTTGGTTAACTTTGTTATGCCAGCAAAAACATTCTTCCTAGCTTCTTCTCCGAAGCTAAGATTCTTTACGATTTCATTCGTCATAATTTAATTGAATTTAATTTAATATATATATTACCTGTTTTAAGCAGAATTTACGCGTTTATGCTTCTTAGTTGGAAATGCATTCCGTCTTTTCTACTCCATGTTCCTCCCCATTCAAATCCACAATCAGTAAAGCATTTTACTAACCTAACAGACATAGTAGGCTCTTTACCCAATCCATTCCAGGCAGCATTGATATCAATTGCAATTCCCCATGAATGTAAAGATAATGATTTAAGGCTCCTTTTTTTCCTTACATTGAAACAACCGTCCCATGTTTTTAATTCATCCACAAGCCCTCTATCTATTATATTAGACAACGCTTGCATTAACGGACCTATTAATATTTTATTACAATATAACTTCTTCGGTATAACACCAACTTCTAAATGAGTTGGAACATCCCAAAGCGTCATATACTTTAATTCATTCGTAGTTATAGTTGGGTCTCCCCATTTCTTTAAGCATTCTGCACTTGTAACCATTATTATTTGATTTTAATTTTCCAATATGTACCAAATCCGTATGTAATAGTACCATCAAAACTAACACCTAACGATGCTTGGTAAATATGATCCCTCTTTGTTTTGTATATAAATCCAGGACTAAAAGCGGTTATGTCATTCCTGTTAGCAAAAGCATTAAGACCTACGTACAATTGTCTCTTAGGTTCTTCTTGTTTAGTAATAGTAATTGTTTTTGTAACTTGAGGAATCTTATAATTCTTAGTATAAGATCTTTTACCGTAAAGTTTATTTATCCAAACAGTATCTCTAACTACTATAGTACCAAGACTATCTAATTTCAATGTATCAGAATACACGGTTCTAACTAGGTGCTCTTTTAAAAGGTTCTGAAATCTAGCTTTGCAGGTATCTATATTTTCGCCAGAATTATATTCTGGTTTGTTTATATGTACGTATTGTTTTTTGAATACTGTGACTTTCTTAATCACCGTATCATGTACATGTTTATAAATAGTATCTGTCTTTACTTCTACAGCGTCTCCTATCGATTCTGCTTTATTACAACTTCTTTGTAACAATAAAACTACTATCAAAGTTAGTATTATTGAATATAAAACTTTTAAATGATTTCTTGTCATACTGTTTTTGCTTTTATTAAACGCTCTGCTATTTCTGTAGCTGCTTGCGATCCTATATATATTGCCGCCACCACTGTCCAATTGTCTGAATCTATGTTCGACGTGAATAAAGCCACCGATGCAATTACAAAAGCCATTAGCTTTCTGCTTACCCATTTAGATAAAAATAAGTCTATTCTTTCTTTTCTACTCATTAGTATGTTTTTGTCAATGTGAATAAATTAGAGTAAATACTATTTGAAGCACTAGCGTTATTAAACTGGGCAGTAATAACTATTTCATTATCAGACTCTGTATCAAAAGTAGTATTATTCTCTGCTACAAAATTTCTTAAATCTATATTACCATTAGTCTTATTATAATAAAAGCTACCACCACTAACTATACTAGCATCTTCTGCGCCTCCTAATGCCCTTATTGTAAAATCAACATCCAGATTCCAATGCTGATCTGTTACGGCATCTAAATCTATCTCCCCAGTGTCTCCTAGTATACTATAAGAAAAACCATTCCAAGCTTTAACTAGTATTCTTAAAGTAGCTGACCCAAGACAAGATATATGTCCCATTAGTGATGCCCTAAAAGAATCACCAATATTAAAACCGTAAGCTGGTACAGATAGAGAGCCTAACCCAGTCCCAATAAGACTTAATTCGCTATTTGTATTAACTATCGTTGTGCTATTTGCTGTTTGCGTAAACAATCCATAGTTTGCCGTTGGTAGTGACGCTGGTATATCAGATAAATAAGCAACCGTACCTGTAGCGTTCTGGAAAGTAGCTGTACGATTGTCTGTTAGCGAGCTGGCTTTGCGTATACTAAACCCATAATTAGAAGAGTTATCGTCTAAGAATAAGAAGTCCTGTGTCAAATATCCATATAGAGCATCTTCTTTGCCATAGAAATAAATCCTGTTTTTATCTCCTCTTATTCTCAAATAACCAGCGGTCGGATATGTATCGTATAAATAAATACTACCAACTTTAGCGTCTAATAAGGAGGCATTTCCTGCGGTTAATACTTGGTTTAATGTACTAGTATGATTTGCAGCAATATATTCTCCTAATGTTTCTACTGAAAAACTTATAGACCTTGGTACAACACCAGGCTCTGTACTGAACCTAGTGCTGATTAATAAGTCTGTGCTTTGTAATGATGTTTGTTTTGGGTAACTATATATTATTGCCATTTATTATTACGTATAAGGTGTATATTCAATTCTTTCTAATTCATTCAATTGATCGTGAATTGCTTCAAAATTAGGGTCATTTAAGACTTCTAAACCAACTATCCATCTATCGCTACCATCTTTTACAAATAGTAATTCAGAAGCATTATTTGTATAACCATTCAATGCAGTATATTGTTCTGTATTTGGGTGTAAAACTATCATATTATAAAGAAGTTACATAAGTGTTAATTGCATTTACATAGGCTGTATTTTCAGAAACTAAAGAAGCACCCATTGCGTAAGTAGATATTCTACTTGTTCCGTAAATACTTTGATACCTTAAAATAAAAGAAGAAGCAGGTAAAATAGTTGAAGTTGCTGTCCTATTTTCCCCTATTAGTCCATTGAATAAAGTCAAATTGGTTGATGTTGTTCTATTAAAAGATTTAAGCCCAGTTCCATTAAACGAAAACGAAGAATTTAATCCACTGCCTGAATTTAATCTATACTGACCTGCAGAAGAGCCGATTGACAGCCTATTATCTCCTACTGAAGAACCTGCGATTGGAGTAACACCAGCACTAAAAAGATAAGCTGATATACTTGCATTATCTAAAGTATAATTAATACCATCTGTTGATGGATTAAAATTGGCATTTATATAACTACTTGTTCCATTTCCTACAAATCCTTGATTAGCCGTAAAAGATGGTGAATTTACCAAAGTCGCTTGATATAATGCAGGAGATTTCCAATTCAATGTTGCAAAATCACTTCCCCCATCATTAGCAAAAATATACAACACATCTAATTTATTCCATACACCACCTGCTTTTAAATCAACAACTAATTGATTTTGTTTTATTATTTGTGAAAAAGTAGGTAATGCATAACCAAGAGTAATTGCTCTATTCAATACAGCCACATAATCTGAATCCAAATTATTTATATTGTAAATATATGTATTAAAAGCATTTACAAAAGCTGTGTTTTCAGAAACTAATGAAGCTCCCATTGCATACATAGATACTCTATTTGCAGAGTAAGTAGTTAAAGAGCGTGATATTACTTGATTTGCATTTGTAATTGTAAATGAATTAGCTGTTCTACTTGATTTTGTTATATCTGAAAATAACTCTACATTTGTTGAACTTGTTCTATGTATAGACTTCATTCCTGTACCTGATAAATAAGTATAAGCAGAATTAAGAACTCCACTACCTTGATTTATTCTTTGAGCAGTAGTACCAGTATTTGAAAGCCTATTACTTATATCTGCTTCAATGCCATCAAATATACCTACTACATTTAAAGTATAGATATATCTACTTGCGTTATTTTGAGTATAATTTACTCCGCTTGTCGCTGGATTAAAATTAGTATTAATATAGCTACTCGTTCCATTCCCTTCAAAACCTTGATTAGTTGTAAAAGTAGGCGTATCTATCAATGATGATTGATTTAACGTAGGCGCTTTCCAATTTAATGTAGCAAAATTTCTACCACCATCATTAGCAAAAATATATAGTACATCAAGTTTAGTCCATATCCCACCTGCTTTTAAAGATAAAACCAAATTATTTTGTATAATTTGTTGAGAAGCTGAAGGCAATGTATATCCAAGCGTAGTAGCTCTATCTAATACAGCTTGGTAATCTGTATCAAAAACAATACCTCCAATAGATTTGTTGTTATTCTTCCACGCTACCCCTATTCCTAGTCCTATCATGTTAGTATATTAATAAAATGTTTCCCTTAGTTATATTTGTATACTCTTTTATTTCTCTAACTATAACCGGTAAAAATGTACCAGCCGTAATGCCTGTAAAAAGTACAGTAGTCTCGTTGCCCATAGGCAGTACTGTTATTGATGCAGTTGTGGTGTCGTCAATTAACTCCCCTATATATATAGCCGCTGAGTTTAAATTTTTATGAGGAGCCTCGCCTTCTAGAATACCTACTTTTGTTGCAAAATCTGGTTGATTTCCGTATTGTCCCATTTCTTATTTATTTTTTATTTATTAATTTATTTTAGCAATTCCATTTATCCAACGCAAGTTTCTTTCTTGTTGGTTCTCCATTAGGTTTTTTCATAGGCCCTGGCATTCCAGACATTCTAGCACAGAAAGATTCACGTCTCTTTGCATCCTTACTGCCTGGTTTTAATTCCGATGGTTTTTTAGTAACCGCCATTTGTAATTTAGATCCCGGATTCTCTCTCCTATAGCTAGCCACACCTTTAGCGTTCAATCCACCTTTTGGATCTTTACCTTCTTTGCGTGCCCAAGCGGCTGTTTTTTTTTGACTAAAAGGAGGTCTTGTACCTTCTCCTCCGACCGGTTTACCCCAAGCATCTTTTAAACCTTTGTACATATCTACTGGATTATCGACCTTTTTAGGTTTTGGTTTTGCTACAGGTTGTTTTGATTTTGCCTTAACAGCTTTTTCGCTACCAGCGTATTTTTTAATTTCTCTAGTAGCTACTTTTCTATCCTGCATAACAGGTGATTTTTTAG